GTCATTTTAACGACCCCCTCCCGGGTGCTAATTGAATAGCTCCAATGGAAGTTTAGAGAGTTTTTATTTTAATAACTCTAAAACATTCAAATCATTAAAGCCATTCAAATCTAAATTTTTATTTGTTACCATGGATCTTTGGTTTAGTTTCTCCATTTACCCGAGTTACCTTAAAGTATTGACCCATGAAATCATTATTAAGAATCTTGTCAATAGCAATTGCTAAGCGTGCTTCGTATTCAGTGTCATTCATATCTGATGTATCAGCATCAAAGTATCTAGCTAAATACCCTGAAGTACAATAGCCCTTTGTTTCATCAAACCTGTACCAATTGTCAAAGTTATCAAAAGGATCAAAGGGGTTGTCTACTGTCGTGATCCAGATATGTAATGTATCATTGCGGTCCGTAGAACTTTGTGTTGCTAGCTTCATAGATCCGTCTTTTGAATTACTCATTCCCTTATTCTCCTTTCTATAAATATTTGTTGATAGTTGATACAGAAAGTCCAGTTGCTTCAGCTACTTCAGCTTGTGTATAACCAAAGTTAAGCATAGACTTTATTCTTGCAACTTGAGAAGCATTAACAGTAACTGTTTTCTTCGGAGATGCAAGCTGTTTTACTCTATCTGAATCAGCATTGTTAAGTATTTGTGTAAGCTTTGATGTACTGACTGCACCAGATTGAATTGCAGACCATTCTCTGTCTGTTATGTCAACTTGTACATTAGACTTAGATGCGCCAACCTTTGCTCTAGCTGCAGTTAAAGCCTGCTGTCCAGCTCGTTTGATTTCATCTGCTGTCCAATCTGGATTAGCCGCTTGCTTTTGCTTTAATGTCTTGTTAGCAAGTATCTGTGCCTGTCTCTCTTTTGGTGCATTCTGTAATGCCCTGTTAAGCTTAGCATTAAGACTTGCTACTTCCGCTGAATATACTTTCTTCGCTTGTGCATTTATTTCAATGTTCTTAGTAGCTACATAATTCTTTCTTGCTAATTTAGCCATAGACTTAAGGGCATTGGCATAGTCCGCATATGCAACCTCTTTGGGATTAGGGTTCTTGGATAACAGGGTACGGGCATCATTTGTAGCCGCCATCTTAGATGTCTTGACAGTAGCCAGTTTCTCACCTTTTGATTCCCATGTACCATCCTTACTTCTTTTCCAGTCCGTATAGGTACGCCCCGTAGGCTCCTGATGTACTTCACCAGTCTTAGGATCAATGTCTTTTAAACGAATCTGTTTTGTTTCAGCAACATAAGCTACAGATTTAGACCGGGATAAGAGTGTGGATGCACCTGCATCGCTACCACCCTGGTACTTTCTTTTTAGCTCAGCTATACGGTTCTCCTCATAGGACCTCTTATAGTCCAAGCCATGCTTAGGTGCATCGATAACAACCATTGAATGCTTTACTGCTCTTGCAATTTCATCAGGCTTTGCACCTTTCAATGTCATATCAGTAATCAGGTTAGAGATCTTACCCATTTCCAATCCTTTACGTTTCTCTGGAAGTTTAGCAGTAACACCTTCAACTCCGCGATATGCAATCTTAGGATCAAAGTCTTTCAGGCCAGTGTATTCACTGATGTCAGATGTAGTAATCTTAACCTTTGATCTTGGTGAATTTGATGGAATAACCACTGCTGTATCACCATCGAAGTCAGCTCCTGACAATCTTTCTGCAACTTTGGAATTGATTCCGACAGCATCGATGGCATTGCCAAGCATTGACTTTCCCTGAGGATTCCTGTTATTTACTCTAAGCACTGGAATCTCGAATGTTCCACCATGCGGATAACGCACAAGACATACAGTCTCTCCATTCTTGTATGATGGTGCATAGATTTCATTATCTTTTAAAGAAGATACTGGTAAGATTACTTTAGCACTCTGTCTTGGAAGTGCTGCTGCTTTAAGATCTACTGCCTGGCTGTCACAAGCCTCGGCAAAGTCTGCAAGCAATTTCCGTTTAACAACGGGGTTTGTCATTTTGAGGATCTTATCAAGCTCATCCTTACGATTGTCAACTGACAACTTAAGTTGTTTCTTGATAAGTGGCAACTGCTGTTTTGACAAGAACTGAGAAGCAAGGTTCTTAGAATAGTGGTCCCAATCGCCTTCTTCCTTAAGCTTATTGATAGCTCCTAACTTATCATTGCCATCTTTATCTTTATAATGGTACTGGCCATTTGCTTTGATAGTTGCTCCGAATGGATTGTCTGGATCATCCTTCATTTTCTTGAAGACATCCATCTTTGGCACATCGCTTGTTTTATTGGTGTTGAACACAACATCAACACCTTTAGGCATGTTGTCCGAATATATTGCCATGCCTTTCAGATAATGAGTACCATCTACAGCAATTCTTACCTGCGCATAATGAGAGTCTCCAAGATCAAGATCGGCAACTCCTCTTCGAAGCTCAATAACACCATCTTTCTCCAATCCACCTTTATCTCCATATCGAACAGATACTCGGCTTGATGAAATACTTGATGGGTATTCCGGTGCCCAGAAAGTTGTTCCACCATCATGAGAATACTCGTTTACTGGCTGAATCTTGTCAGTGTGTTGCTGAACGTCTTTCCATTCGGTTCCTGGAGGACAAAGAACTTTAGTAGTTGTATACTGCCCTTTTTGATTGATCTGTGGAACCCTAACTGAATGCACTTCATAACCAGCTTCTTTTAAGATCTGAAGAGATACATCCAATCTTGTTTTGGTAATCCCAATTTCTCTTTCGACTCCAGTACCAACATCAACAAAGTTCTTAGTGCCGACTCTCTTGGCTAAAGTCTCTGCTGCATTGATGCACGCATCTTTCTTAAGCTTTTCACCCTGATTCAATAATGATCGAACTGTCGACTCTTTTGATGGAGAGTTAAACATCATTTCGGCTATTTTGACATTGGAATAGCCATGCTCTTTCAACTTCATAGCTCTATTGATTCGATCTACTTTTTCAGCATTGACATAGATTGACTGCTTGTTTCGAAACTCAGTCGTTTTCATGCCCATGAATGCAGCAATTTCTTTTTCACTTTTTCCTCGAGCTTTCATCTCTTGAACGGTCCTTAAGAACTCTGCGTTATGCTGATATGGATTATCCCCAGAACCCCAAGGATATCTCCCCGAATGACGAGGAGTACCATAATGTGCTAAGTGGCTCATACAATGCCCTCCTCTTTCTTAACGGTTATAATAATCTTGTCAAACGACTTGATTTTGTCCATGATTGGCAATATAATTTCCGGTGTAGGAACCTCTTTGAGAATCTCATTATTTTGATAGATTCTCAGCTCGATTCCAATATCTCCAGGCTTAATACCATACTCCAAACAAAATAGTGCGGTATAAATTTCCAACTGCTGCATATGTGCAGGAATATCGCCTGTTTTTAAATCGTGTATTCTAAGAAAATCTTTAGCAAACTTAATAGCGTCAGCTGTGCCAAAGCAATTCTCAGAATAATATAACACCTGCTCTGGCGTCATTCTGTACCCGATTGCATCATTAACATGCATGTTGAGTGTTAGCGGTGATCTTGGCAATCTCTGCCGAAGCTTAATACATTTTGCTGCAAACTCATGCAACTCTGTACCTTGCTGAGCTTTCAAGAATCGTCGGTATGTGCTTTCAAGTTTCTCAGCATCATAGTTTATCCAATGATACTTACTAGCTCCGAGATATGCGTGATCTCCTTCTTTTACTTGTGAATGTTTCCTGAATTCCATTATAAACCTCCGTCTTATTTTGAGGGTAAATGAAACTTCCGTATTGGTTGAGTTCATTCGCCTTGTTTACGTAGTAATCCTGATTAGGTCTGTGACTAGCATTAGCGTCTCTTTTAACTTCGAGTAACGCCCAACCTTCCCTGTCTAATAAAACTAAATCCGGAATGCCCTGTTTGTAATTAGGGTCGTTCTTTAAAATAATAGAATCCGGGAATAACTCTTTTAACTCCAAAATTATATCGGATTGAATTTTATTTTCTTTCTTCATTGTTCTCCTTTCGTGAGGCCGGAGGTAATTGTAATGGCAGATTGTAGTAAACAGACGTAAGAACTTTAATATATAAAAGAGCCCCACGAAAAGATAAACAAAAAGGAAAGAGGCAGATTCTGCTCTCCTCCCCTATAATAAGCTATGTTTTTTTCGCGAGGCCTATTTTATGAAAGCAGACTCGTTGAAGTTCTTTTTCTGAGCTAGAGCTCTTGTAATCCTAAGCTCAATTGGGCTTCGGCATTTTAAGTGAAAGTACTTAAGTTCTTTGTATGGTGTAGTAAGTCTGTCAATTCTTCCACTAGCCTGCTTCATCATTTTATACGAGTAGTTCTGTGAATAGAAAACCATTGCGTCTGTCTTTATACAATTCCATGCTTCCGACCCAGCATTGTATTGAACAAGATAAATCCATTTTGAATTACCGAATGGTTCCGGATCATGCCGGTGTCCATTTAACTCAGCAATTACAACATCTTCTCCAAAGTCTATATTTTTGATGATCTCTAACTCGTAATCGAAATTGTAAAAAACTATCAGCTTGTTATGTTGTTTAAAAATATTCTGTAGTGCTTCTGCTCTGCTTTCATCAGCATAACAGATCTTTCTTAACTTATAACACAACTCGCTAACATTTTCTATCGGTTCATTCTTCTCATAATCCCACCTATCTCTCATAAGATTTTTATAAGCTTCTCTATCAAACGAGCACCAAACATCTTCGTGATGTTGAATAGCTGGATTTTGATACGGCATATCAACTAACACTCTTCGTCTTAATCTGTTCAGTCTTTCAGTACCAATGAATTTTTCAATTTGTGGAAACTTGCTGAATCTTGAATATACACAGTGTTCAGCAGTGAACTCACTTTTATTCTTGTAAAATCCATTAGCAATAAAGACCGGCATGTAATCCATGTAATTGTCTCCTGGTGTTGCAGATAGTAATATCCATTCATTAGACTTTGCGATCTTTAGGAATGACTTAGTCCAAGCGCCATAGCCAACTACTCGCTGTTCGTCAAAAATAAAGAAGCTGTTTTTAACGTCAGCATACTTCTTAATATTGTTCCATGAGTCTATGACTATTTTATGATCATAGATCTTAGAATCATCGTCTGGTGTTAAATAAAACCAACTCATGTCTCCAAGCCATTCGCCGCTATCTCTTTTCTTAGCAGTTGTTATAATGTAGAGATCTTTTGGATTTTTCATCTTTGTCATTGGCTCTAGCTCTCCACCATTTCGGATGAAGTAGTACGCGAGTCCGGTAATAGATTTACCAGACCCTGTACCGCCACAAAGTATACAGCCGTTATGCATTTTACTTATCGCACTCTTTTGGTGCGGCTTCAACTTTAATTCCATATTAATCTAAGTCAGCGTATTTCTCGGCGAACTTGTTTTCACGAATTGTTACATACATCGAATCAACATATGCGGTGATTCCAGTACGGCCATTCATCTCCCATTCGTAAGGACGAATTGAAATATCACAGTTTACAATATCAACAACATCAAGCTGGGATACTGTGTCTTCATCCAGGAGCGTCTTGTGATTACCGACAATAAGCCATACCTGTGTGTAACGGTTCATATTGAGTTTTACAGGAAGAGTCCATTCCTGTTCAGAGTCATCTGCTCCTTCTGGAAGAGGACGATCTTTTACATTCCATCCTTCCTGTCTCAGTTCATCAGCCATTACTGTATCATCAATTACAACACTGAATCCTCTTTTACCAGGATTGAATTTATCTCTTTCTCCCGAAAAGTTCTTCCAAATAATCATTGCACCTTCAATGTTAATATTGTTTACGTTTGCCATAATAGACCTTCCTTTCTATGCTGCCATATCGGTATGTTCATTAATTGCAAATTCCTCAAAGTCACAAAACTCTGAGATAGTTTCTATTGCTTTATTAGCGAGCTCTTCATAATAAGATATGTCAATCTTATCCTGAATATTGTTTGTTATTACATCTTCGGATTCGAGCCAACGGTATCCCTTTGTTCCAGATGGTGCAAAGTACTTATCGTCTTTTACTCTGAATAACTGAGCTCCACCACAGCCTTCTTTGATTGGGCAGAACTGACCAACTTTACCAACAAACTTATAGTCGTGTTCGTCTTCTGCCAGATTCTCGTTAAAGTCGAGGTCAAGCTCTCCACCATTGCTGACGGCGATTGTCTGACATAAGTCCTTGAATTCGATCTTTTCATGAGTGAAGAGTTTCTTGAATACATATGGTACTGCGAACTGAGTTCCAGTTGCTGTCCATCCTTCGCCTTTCTCATATGCAATATAAACTGCATTGTTTACCAAGCATATCTTCTCATACTCAGCTTCGATCTCGAATGTATATCCATACTTCTTTCCGAAGTCATAGATGAACTGCTCAACTTCAGGTGTCGGATTATCGATTTTGATTGAATCGGTCTTGATATGAACGACGTGTGCTCCAAGTTTCTCAACTTCACCTTTGAGTGTTGCCATGAAGAGTGCCCCACGTTTAGCAACGATGTTGTCAATGTTTCTTTCATCCTTGAACAGGTTACTGAAGTGAGCTGATGTCAGTCCATATACAGAATTAATTACAATCTTCAGTGCTTTAGCTAACTTATCCAGTTCTTCCTTAGCCAGATTAGCAAATCTAGCAAATGCTCCACCGAACAGAGTCTTTAATGCTTCAATGTCACGATGCTTAATAGCAATACGTGCATCAACAAGATCTTTGAACCTAGCGGTATACTTCTTACCAAACAGATTGAGCGCAATTACCGAATGTGGATGCATGGATGCTACATCAAATGTTTTGACATTTCTGTACATTCCAGGATCAGCAATTACCAATCCACCCTCATTAAGTTTAATGTCACGATATGTTGATACGCCATGATCAAACTTGTATCCTTTGAACTCATTTATTGGATTGTAGGTTTCATTACCTTCCATATCCACAGAGATACCTGTAGACAGATCAGTGTAGATAAACTCTCGCTGTGGATTCTTGTCTTTTCCAAAGATCAGTTTACCAGACAACATATTGTTTGTGTCGTTTGGGCAACCACCAGCAATCTCAGCTAATACACATCTTGCTTCAAAGTCTTCAATGTTAGCTTCAAATGTAGCTTCTGTTGCAATGACATCATTGTCACAATACTCAGCAACCTTAGGCCACAGTTCTTCTGGTACTGGCTGATCCCAAGGCAATGCCCATTCCTGATGATGAATACCTAACTCGATTTCCCACTTCTTCAGACTCTGCTTCTTAGCACAGAAGTCATAAACATCTGTATAGCTTAAGTTGTATGCCGATCCGAAGAAAGCATTTGGACTCTTGTTAATAATGTCTTGTGAGAGCTGGAATAAAGCTTCCAATGAATATCCCATCATTCGAGCATACAGAATGTGGTTATCATATCTTCGACAGTTGAATCCAACAAGTTTCATTTTGAGAAACTCTTCAACTTCTGTCGGTGATGGATTGATCATCCTCTTACAAGGTCCAGGTTCTCCTCTGTATTTCCAGTTAACCAATAACAGGTTTGGAAATACCTCAATATCATAGAATACAATCCTGTCATCTTTTGGGTTGTCAACTCCTGCAACATCATCAGAACAATAATGAATCTTTCCAACCTGCTCTAGACAATAGTCTGCATGGTTCGTACTTGATGCTGCGAATGCTACAATATCATTGCGCATGTCTGTTACGTCGTAGTGCTCGCCTGACTCATATGCATCGTCAAGAATCTTTTTAATAAAGTCTACACTTGGTTTTGTACCAGGATGACTCTCTTTCCGAAGATTCTTTTTGATCAATGCTCGAATCATCTTTTCGCTGGCAACTACTTTAAAGTCTACCATATTGTCACTCCTTTTCTTTAACGGTAACCCTGAAGATATAGTAGCAATTGGAGTTGAGTTACATGCTGTTACAACTCTTCGCAATGCTCCTTTACCACTATAAACCTTGATCTCTATATTGTCGCTATATACATTGTCAAGCTGTTTAGGGTCGCCAGTATAATAGTAATGCAGATGCACACCTGCGCCACTCTTTGAGAACTCAGCATATGTTGGCGGCCATTGAGATGCCGCGTCTAAGTTCATTTCCTTAGACTTATTCCCTTCAGCATCTTTCAGATCAAAGTCAATGACTATTAAATTCTCTGGAACTCTAACATAGTGAAGTTTAGTAGTATCCAGATCCTTCAATGTTGTACCAACTCGATCCCACGCTTTTGATGGCGCATCGCCGCGTGCATATTGTGCTGGGCAATCTTTACACACTTCATCTAAGATAGATTTAGTGCTATCCATTTTGAGCCATGATTCTTTGGCTTCGTCTGGCTTAAGCTCTTTGTCTACGAACTTATCTTTCTTGAAGCCTTTGTAATAGCTTCTAGCTCTTGTTCCATCTTCCAAAGTAATTCTGTCGAGAAACTCATCGAAGTAATCTTTCAAGTCTTCTCTGAATTTGTACATTGGCATTTTGTTTGGGAGCCCAGTGTTGTCGCAATACTCTTTATACAGACTATATGCTGCTTTTAATGTTGTTCCATCATCCTTCTCAAAGAACGGATAACAGCTTTCTACGAAGTTGAAGAAGACGTCCGTTTTGAACATCATAGCCAATGGCTTATATCCATCGTAGTAATGCTTTCCGTATTTCTGGTATACTTTGAGACAATGATTAGCTATAGCTCCAAGCTCATATGGAATCTGACTCATGCATTCCTGGTAAGTATCTGGCTCGAGTAATTCGCCAGTTGGCTTAACATCAATCAGTCGTCTTATAATACCTGACTTTGCATCAGTGATTTTGACTGGCCGGTTTGTACCCATGAAGAGCATACTGTTAACTCGCATTGGATACTCAGCTTTATACTTTTCAGAAATGCCGATTTCCTCGTGTGCGATTATAGAGTTGAGAAGGGTGTTATCTTCAATTCTACTTAAGTCACCGTCATGCTGAATCATTACCAGAGGGTTATCTTTGAATGCGGCAGTCGCGAATGATTTTGACGGAGTAGCTAAGTCTTTAGCATTGAATGTTCCGCAATATCCTTCGAACAGCTTTTGGATGATGTTAAGGATTGTCGACTTACCTGTTCCGGCTTCACCATAGAAGACTAAGAACTTCTGAATCTTTTTAGAGTCACCAGATATAACTGATCCAATGGCCCACTCGATCTTTCGTCGTTCTTCTGCATCATACAGAGTTGAGATGATTTTGTCATAGCCCGGTGTCTTGCCTGCTTTGATGTCGTATGGTAAGGTCTTGGAACGATAGTCCTCTTTGGTTGTCTTCTGGTTTAGGAATGTAATATCAGAATCCAACTGTATTGAAGACGACGGACTAAGCTGGCAATACTTCTTGTACTTTTCCCAGCGTCCATTGTCAAAGTCCCTTAAGTAGTCTTTTTCGATTTTGCTGGTTGTAGTCTTGCTAACTGTTTCATATGCTTCATCGATCAAACGATCTACATAATCAACAACATCGTATTCATCAGTAGACCATCTGTTATTCTTCTCATCCCAGAGAGCATAGAACGCCTTACCTTTACATAACAGGTTATCAACTTTCTTAGAAACAGCAAACGTTGGGTGAATGACCGTAGCATCCCTAGACTTGACATATGAACTCTTAATTGTTACAAAATTCATACTTTTCCTTTCCCGGCCATTTGGACACAAAAATGTGCTTTCAAAAACTTTTATATATTTTCATACTTTCCTAAAAAGTTTTTAAAGTATATAAAAAAATGGGTTTTTGGCCAATAAGGGCATAAAATACCCCTAAAAAGCCACTTTTTCACCAATTTTTGCAATCCGCTGGCCATTTTTATTTTGCGTTTTTACCCGTCAAAAGTGCATAAATTTGGTCTGCAGACGTCCCTTTTACGACAGAAATCAGCTGTAAATTTGGTTTTTGCCCATTTTTGCCACATTCTCCGGCCACTGATAACCAGCTTTCACGCTTCTCATCAGACGGATTATACTGCAAAATCAGCAGTTTTCCACCCTCAGAATTAGGTAAAAACTTGCCAACATAATCCTCATTTTTTCCTGTATTTCCCATAATTACTACCTCAACTTTCTTTATTATTTTTATCTAAATCATCTTGTTATTTACGATGATGTCATGCATTTTATCAGCCTGATCACCTTTCCAACATGCTACAGCTCGCAATCCAGTGCTTTTACCGTTCTCAATTTTTTCTTTAGCAACAGTAAAGTAGCTAGGACTAGCACCATCAGAAGGATTGTACTGGCATATAAACATCTCAGATTTATCCATATTAGGAATAAATTTCTTTGTATTTCCCATAGCATTTACCTCAACTTTCTTTATTATTTTCAAAACTCATAAAACTCCCGGAACTCTGCTGAGCACTTTCAATCTTTTCTTTGGCATTCGTCATTTCACTAAATGTATTCCTAGACCCTTTACGATTATCATTGGTTGCATCTATCATAGGTGCTGTGTCCCAAGGTGCTGGCTTAGACTTCTCCATACATACTTTCTGCCCAATGCCAGTATACAAGGCAAAGAGCGATAATGCCTCGTCCCTAGGAATCATCCTACCATCGTCCCTAGTCGACTCATGATGATTCCACACCAGTTCATTCTTACCGAATGCTTCCGCCAGAATAGTCAACAACTTAATATCATTCCTACGCTGTTTGGAAGTACCCATGAACGGCTTTCCTAATTCTTTTTCCATAGTTTCAAGGTTCTTTGTAATTCGTACCAAGGCCTCCAAAACCATATCATGCTGGGCAGCCGAACTGAATCCCTTAAACTCTTCTTTAGTCATTCTCTTCATCCCTCTCTATATTTTTAACCCAGTCTAATTCCCCTGAAGCAAACGCAAATGCAATAGCACAGATCACATCAATAGCTGAATCAGAGAATATACCAGCTGGCCCATTCTTCTCTAAATATCTAGCAGCGTTTAATGCACTAATACGGCATTCGTCACGACTAAACATGCCTTCTACGCATCTTTCTACCTTAATCTTCTCGAGCTCATGCTCTGTTAATTTGGTGTTAATAACTTTTGGTCCTTTCATAAATGAATTTCCTCCTTATAATTTGCGTTGAGATACTCACACATCTGATCCCAGATTTGCATTCGTCTCAAGTTCTTTTTTGTTCCTTTTACCCACCATAAGCCTCCTTCTCCATCCTGCTTATACTGACGTGAAGCACACTTTTTAAGTATTACTTCATCCTCCTCAGAGCAGTCAAGGTAAAGGCCAAGTGAGTCGATCATTACATTAAACCAATGAGGTGTACGGTCTCCAAATTCATCGTTTCCCATAATGGAATCCTCACATCGCATGGCTAATCCAACCATCATCTCAAGCCAGGAACACTGCTTATCAAGTAATGCTTGTCTTACTTCTGGATATCTATAGCCACACTCATAAGCAAACGTGGAACGGAGATCGACACCGTCTGTAGCCCGGTTGGCGTCAAGTTTATGTGACCACTGGAAGTCGGTTGCGAACAGCCATTTGAATCCCTGAATGCGCTCATTTTTGGCCGGATCAACTGCGATTTTGCTCAAGAGCCACTCAAAATAGTCCATTTTGACCCTATTTTTGTCGATTTTTATCATTTTTCTCCTTTCTAGACTGTTTTTCAGCCTCTTTTTTTGCTCTTTCATATCTGTTGGCACTGTGTAATGTGTCCGGATAATAGTATTTTATCATAACGTGATCTCCTCTAAGAATTCATCATAAGTTACGTCCTCGTACTGTATGCAATCGATTTTGATGCCTTCACGAGCGTTCTTTACGTACAGCGTGTCTACTTCAAACTCACCGAATGAGTCTAAGTTTTCCTCGCCAAGCAGCTTAATACCGTCTACAATTTCTTCATCGCCGTTCTCAGAATATACTGCATGCTCCTTAGGTAAGTAGTTCCATACAACTCTCTTAAGGCCATCATCTTCCATATATTCACTAGGATCAATCACAACTGGTCCAATTGCACAGTCTACGTTCTTTTCAACGTCGATTTCGTCGATTTTATCGATGTCTGGAGTCCGGATTTTGGCATAATTTACTCTTTCGAGCTTAGCATCAGCCTCATCTTTGCCTGTATCTACGCTAGAAATGCTCTTCTGAGTAGCTGAAGCATACTTTTTTAGGGCTTTTTCAGCCTCTTTTTCCAGATTTTTCTCGATTTCCTTCTGATCTTCGCTCTTTTCTTCTGTTTTGGCCTCGTGTGCTGCCTCATAATCGGCCTTAAACTGTTCGATTTCCTTATCGATATACATCTCACAGGACTTTTTCATGCCAAAATACATACCTACTGCACCTGTAGCTGCTCCTAATACAAAACTTAATACTACCTTTCCGCTCATTTATTTGCCCTCCTTATTCTCATGTCTACTGATAAAAGCATTAACTGAGCATTCGTTATCTTTTCTAAACAAACACTCATCACATCTGAATTCTGGATCTTTATTACTTTTCGGATCTTTCTCACAATAAGCTTTTTTAAACTCCACTAAACATTCTTTTGCTGTCATTTTTTAATCCTCCTTAAGATACTTAGCATTAGACAAATCGATTTTCAACGATGCACGATTATCTCCACTGCTGATAGATACATTATATCCTGCATTGCCTAAGTAATCTGCAATCTCATTTGCTATTTTCTTTCCGTCCCTGGTAGCTGTATTAACTCCAAAAGAAAATAAATCAATTGAGACCTCGTAATCGAATGCCTTTGGCTCTGCCTTGCTCATATCGGCACCTAAAATCCGAACATCACGAGAATCTTCGATAGAACCGTCAAGTGATTTCCAAAAACTGCTATGACATCTATTGCAAAAGTAGCAATACCCTTTAATACCATCAATATTTTTCATTGGGATTGCTCCTATCTTACCACCACACTTTTTGCATATCATTTTGATTCCTCCTTATTATATGCTGGGTTGTCTTTGCACATATATATGCATGCTCCCTGATTTCTTACCTGAATATAACAGTTATCGAAATAAGGACATGATATCTCTTGTTCAGTATATGTACGATCGTACCTAGATGTATGATCAAATTCCTGCATAATAACCTCCTTAATGCAAATCTACTGACCATGATACAGCTATGCACATTCCGATAATAATAATCACAAATTCTGAAATCAAGTCAATATCGTGTTTCTTGAAAATGCATTTTACTGTATGTACCACTCCAGCAAGCATAAGACAACCAAAAATGAATAAGCTCAAAGCTCTGAAAAATATAAACACGCTATTCAATTCTCATCACCACCCCTGTCTGGATGTTGACATAATACTTGTGGTGCTTGTAAATCACTAAGTCCCCATCCCAATCTCCACCTGTGAGATAAAGTTTCTTCATTATTGCCGGTTTTCTAAACCAATCGATAATTCTGTTCATTTTGATTCCTCCTATTTTTTCGAAAAATGAAAGGAGATGCAACGGGACTCGAACCCGCCCCTATGGTATAGGGAATACCATCGCGCTACCCTTGCTATTACGCATCTCTTCTCATTATAATAATTGATTTTTCTGCGAGTTATTCAGGTTTGTTCATTGGGAAGTTCTCATCCCTAGACATTTTGATCCAATTGTAGAACCGCTCAAAGCATTTAGGACAAACATCCATAACTGCTGGTAAGTCAGTAAGCTTATCACCACTTTGTGTGTTTAACTGGGAAGCTGACGCCGGAAACTTGTTTTCCCCAGCCTTGTTTTTCCACCAGACAGTGATGCCATCGTATACTTGGTTGTCTTTTTCATTATATATATTACCGCATAAATCGCATTTACAAATTCCTCTCATTATTTGTTCTCCTCCTTAAATGATTTAATCCAGTCACAGAACCGTCCAAAGCAGGCAGGACATACATCCATCATCTCTGGAGATCCTTTCATTGTTTCTCCATTCGGTTCAATAATATCATACTTTCGGTTTCCATGCATAGTAGTGCCAGTTTCTTGATCAGTATACCAAATCATGATTCCATCATAGTTCTTGTTCTCATCTTGGTGATACACTTTTCCACAAATATCACATTTACAAAATCCAATCATACCTAGACCCCCCTTAAAATTCCTTATAGTATTTTGACGTAAGCTTCTTGATTTTCTTAACAAATGACTTACTCTTGCTGCTTTTAGCATAGCTAGTTTTGTCAGTATAATCTTCAAAATCAATATCGTATTCACTGCAATAATTCCATGTAGAAGTAACATATACACTTTCCCTAACGTTTCCGCCATAAGCATTGGACGCCGTATAATCCACCTTCCAAGTGATTGTCCTGTAGCCATCAAGAATTCCACATGCTGCATACACTTTAAAATTATCATTATTTAACACATATTTAACCTTACTAATTTTCTTTATTTTAAATGAATCTGGGTTTAACAGTTCACTATCCTGGAAAACAGCAAGTGTATAAGCTAAATTCTTATCTGCCTTGGTATATTTAGTTTTTGCATTTACTGGCTGAACTATAGTCAAACATGCTATAACTGCAAGTAATAAGTATAACCCTTTACTAATTTTCTTCATTTTAAATTCCTCCATTTTTATTCTGCTCTTCTTCACGTCTTTGGCGCATAAAGTCATTAAGTTGAATAAGTATCTTCTTTTCAATCGTATCACCGATACCAGATATGGTTGTAAGTCTGTTATGCTTAACCCATTCGGTCAGCTCTTTAATGTCTTTAGCTCCTCTTTTAACTAAAAATTTTCTAGTTCTAGGTGTAATTGACTGTAGATATCTAAGATCGTATGGATCTTTATAGACTTCTTCACCACGGAATAGCCGTACCTTAGTAATTATCTCATATATTCGCTGTGTAGAGACATATTCGTCCATCGCTATCATGCGAACGCTGTCTCCATTCTGCCAACGCTTGAAGATTGCCAGATCGCGTTCCGTTACAGTCCAGTTACTCATTTTTCTTTTGTCACACATAGAAGAACCCCCTATTCTGTTACTTTCTTTATAGCAGTTTCAAGTGTGTTTTCTATCGGTATTGTAATATCAACTGATGCATCCAGCTCACGTTTCGGTATAATAATACGGTAAACGAGATTGTCCTTAGAAGACTCAATGTTTATCCCGTCAGTTGTAATAGTAGCCTCTATTTTGACGCCATTCGTTTCCTGAATCGAATTAAGTTTTGTATAGACTTTTGCAAAAGCTTCAGTTGCGTCTCTTGTGCTGACCTCTTCATAACAGTTGCCAATGTTGAACAGCAAGAATGTTTCATACGTAGATGGGTCCTTATACAGCACTACCGATCTGATACCAAGTATTCTATCCTCCAAATTGTCGATATCAAAAGCATCCAATATCTCTTTTTCAATATTGATGTTTAAAGCATGGTAGAAGTTTCTCCAAATCATCGTCCCTGATAAGACGCCGTCCGTAGCATGGATCACTGTTTTAAATCGTTTAAGTAATACATCAACGAAATCCCCTTTATTCTGCATCACGTCATTGCTTAAGTGTATTGCGTTTTTCATTTCTTTTCCTCCTTATAATGTTTTGAAGAAATCCCCTCTAAGGAATCTTTCTTCTTTTGACAGACGTGCATCATCCATAGCTATATCTAATCGGCCTCGTGTCGAAATTTCCTTGTCGCATTGCGGACATGTAATGATGCTGTACTCATCCCCGCCTAATTTCTTTATTTGAATATCTTCTTTCTCGTATTGAAATAGGCAGTTGCATTTTGGGCATCGAGCCTTGAATATCTTTCCAATTTCAAGAATCTTTTTCATTTCTTTTCCTCCTTCTTTACAAATATCTTTGATAAACATTCACTACATAAGTTTTGCTTCGGTATGCCTTGGAAGAACTCAAGCTCTGTAAGCTCATTTTCCTCACATTGCTCACCGCATCCATCGCATCTATACACTGTAACCTCCCTGAGTATATTTAGTATAGTCCCATGCTTTGTTAAGCATCCTTTTCATTTCCTCGGCTGTCATAGATCCTATGTCACCTTTATTGCTTCCTATAGGCTGTCCAATATATGCTATAACTGGCTTGCCTTTGAACTTAAGCTGTCCGTCCATAGTTAAATCAGTATTGTATTTGTAAAACGCATGATCTTTAAAGTACTCGACAATAGAATCCATATGCTCATGGCTGATAGCAACAAAGTCTGCATCTGGGTTCTTATTATATTCTGTTGCTACAGCGATTGAAGCGCTTCCTATAAAACACATTTTACTCATGTTTCTCATTTCTCCTTTCAAATTGATCCAGTTTGATCTCTACGGCCCTAGACCGCCCTTAGTAGCACCACTGCTGCCAAGGGTAATCTAATACACCGTCCCTAAACATTATCTGTTCATCGATTCATCTCTGGGATACTTCACCGTAAATGCAGCCATCGCAATTGAAGTCAATTAACAGTGTTCTCTCGTCTTCTCCAGTTTCTTCGTTCGGTACCATGACCCACTTGGTCAGGAACGTTACGTTGTTGTCGAACTTACCATAATCTGGATCTTTCTGGCTTCTATATCTCCAGCCGTGTGTCAGACCAATGTCAGTAGGCTTCAGACCGATCATACGGTATACATCATTCAGTGTCAGGATGCCTTCACATTTTAATCTGGTATCTGCTTCCTTCTCGCGCTGTGCAAGCATGAATTCATTTTGAGGGTTGTCATTGAACCACTCAGTAGAGTTCTCTCTGTTGAATAGTCTTGCATACGGTGAGCCACCAAAGTTTCTGATAATCTCCTGCTCCTCAGTTACCTTCTTTTTCTCACCTGTCTCCGGATCTGTCTCAGTCTTCTTAACTGTCTTCTTTTCAGATCCATACAGCATTTCCTTGTCAACTTCTTCGCCGTACTTATTAATTACATTTTGACGGTATGTCTGGTAAGCCTTAGCAATTGCTGCACAAGATGCTGCTAATGCTGCCTGACGCTGCTTCATAATATGATGAGATCCAAGAATAAGACCGATAGATGCTACCTCGAGGATTGCAGGTCCTACATAAAGCTTAACATACTCTAATGCTGTCTTACGCTTCAAGAGAACCATATCGTTTGCTGCATCTTCTCTTGTGTAAGGCTTATCTAGATAATCCGGATCTTCTTCATACTTTGCTACTGTCTCTACGATCTTCTGTTTTGTAGCTTCTTCGTTTCTCTGTACTGATGCAACTTTGAGTGTTGCTCTCTGTGTCATAATCAGAGCTCCAATGCCTGCTCCAATACCTGCTAATAACATGATCTCCGAAGAGTTCATTTTTGTCCAGGTCTTAGTATGGCCTATTACTGTTGATAAACTTGTTACTGCTGTGTCTAATGCTTTCATTTATTTGTCCTCCTATTTATAGTATCCAAATACTTGTCTTTCCAGTTAAATACAATTGTTAAGCTATACGATCCGAAATCGATGCAGTCTTCATCTTCTGTTGCCGATTTGGTTTCATTCATATCATTTTCCTCCTTTTAAATCAATAATAAACTCTAATGCATACTTGCTGCCTTCATCAGTAATATGGAATCCCTTAAAGATCTCATTCCATGGCATCGTGAAATGAAGACTGTTATGCGCTCTAGGAAACAGATACTTTGCATCTTCAAGAATATCCTGAATAGAGAATCTGTGAGCTCCGATGCTCATATATCTAAAGAACTTGATTACAAATGTGTTTCTACCGCCTTCATCATCGAACAGAATCTTTGTGCATGATCCCTCTGGCATATCTGTAGAATAATAAACATCTGCATTTCCCCAAACACTTGAATGGTATTCGATGCACTTATTATTCGTATCTGTTTTGATCCAGTAAATGAAATCTAAGATATACTTTTCACCTTCTGTACGCATTTCAAACTTTGAGAAGATATCCTTCCACGTAAGCTTAGTACTAAAATTGTCTGTGCCATCTGGAACAACGAAATTTGAATCAGACAGAACATCCCGTATTGAATATACCTTGAAATTCTTTGCTGTAAGCTTGGAAAAGAAGCTTGCAATGAACATATATCTTTGTAAATCGCTCGGGAATACAATCGATTTGCATGTTCCAGCAAACATGTGTGTTGAATAGTACACCTTCGCATTACCAAAAGTCTTTGATCCATAGATGACACATGGATCATTGTTTGTTTTAATATCCTCTGCTGCATCGCATGTTGCATCCATATCTGCAATCAGATAGTCCAGATAATTCCGAGCTTTCTTTAGATCCTCAACACCGTTTTTCTTCTGGAATCTGAACAGATACTTCATAGCGTTCCATAACATTGCGGCTTGCTTGCCTGGCAGGTCCTTAACCACATCATTCAGAATATCAATAGCCTCAACGCCAGCAATATTCTGATAATGATCTGGATGATTTACTTTGTTTCCCATTTCTATACCTCCTTATGCTCTCTGCATTTTAATTGAAATAACCGTAAGATCCTTTCCACACTGTGGGCACAATACATAATACTCCAATAATTTTGGAAGTTTTGTAATACTTGGCGCACATCCATCAGGTGTCTTGTGTGGACGACTCTGAATATCTTCTTTCTCATAAGAGAACTTACAACCGCAGCTATTGCATTCGGCCACGGTTTTAGTTCCTGGTTCAATAATTTTAATCATTTTTGTCCTCCTATCTTGTTGCTATTCCATAATATCTCTTACCACAATGCGGGCATTCGATATAAGATATAACTGCTTTTAATTCGCCTTTAGAATAAAGCTTATCTTCTTTGATGTTTTCTCTATCCGAGAATCTACAACCGCAATTTTCACAATCATAAATAGTCCTGCTTCCAAACTCAATGATTTTGCTCATTAGTCAAGTTCCTCCAATCTCGGCATCTCTAATACATATCCGCCGTCTCTAGACTTTCTAATATGAGCTCCACCAAGTTCATACCAACCATAATGGAAGTCATTTGCCTGTGTCGGAATACCAAGTGACTCGTATACATCTCCGACTGATACAGAATCATACTTGTCAAGATACTCAGTTAAGGTATCAAGAGTTAAATCTGCATCTGCTCGAGTCTTAAATCGGATATTGTCCATATCGTATCTAGCCCGTCCTCGAGGAGCCGATCTACGTCTACGGTCACCAAATCTGTCATCGTACGATACTTGCTCTACGCTACCACGACTGAAGCTACTACGTCCACGCGATCTACGTCTTGTATCGCCATAGAATGCCATGTTGATAGCACCTTCAACCATATCAACGAATGTGTCCTTTAACGCTGGAATCAGAACATCATTAAAGATATACGATCCAACACCTCCAGATTCATCGCTTAAGAATGTTTCTCCGAATTTCTGACCCAGGGATTTTTTCTGAGTTGTTACTCTATTCTTTACAACTTTTTCAATCTTATGACGCTCTTCGGCTTTAGTAGGTTTTTTCTTTGTTGCCTTAGTGCCAGTTGCGATTGAGTTGCTTTCAAGTCTTTCCATTTTGACTCCTTTCTAAAACAAAAAGTCTAAGACTATGTTTCCATGATCCTAGACCAAAGATTTCCAATCTTTTAAGTACTACTTTTCAGTTTCATCCTGATCTTCTTCGGCATCGTCTTCAGGTTCCGCTTCACGATAGTCTGCATCTTTAGAGTCTTTAAACCTCTTCAAGTCGGCTCTCTTTTCTTTTGCCTTCTCGACTAACATCCTGCCTCCCTTAACTGCCGCTTTTCCAAGCGTGTAAGTTCCGACAGCTGCTAAGCCGATCAGAGCAATTCCAAGTTTACCTAATGAATCGTCCTTAGATTCCTCAGTTGCAGGCGTTGTGTTAACGTCCTCTGATACCATAACCTCTGTGTTCTCATTCTGTAATTCTGACATACTTTTGTCCTCCTTAAATTTTTTGGTATATCTCTCATTATAATATATGATTTTTTTGCGAGTTTACATTAACTCACGATAATCAAACCTCGGATTTGCGAAATATCCGATTGTCAGGCACGGCTTTCCATTTCTCAACGTTGAGTCAAACTGAACATCGAGATAAGTTTCAGGAGTCCATCCTACGTCATCTCCTACTTCTACGTGACTTGCATTTACTTCATCATAGAATTCATTCAGAGATATAAACATCTCACCGCCAAGGAATCGATCTTTTATCTTTCCAACGGCCTGCAGTATTTCTTCTCTTGTCGAATAGAACACGTTGCCTGTATAGAGGTCGATACAAACCTCTTTTCCTTCTGGCATACCATCAAACTTAGACTCTGAGATCTCTTTTACCTGTTCGTCCCTAGCAGCTTTGGTAGCTTTGACATCTGTCTTTGGTGATACCTTAGCTACGTTTCTACGATATCTGTCATATGCATTTGCTGTGAACTCATACATTGCTGTCATAGCTGTAAGTCTGGCTGTGCTGATTTTGTATGATCCAATGAATGCTGAGATACTTAAAGCCCCTAAAATCACTGTAGGGACATAGCACCTCCAACAAGACTTTACGATCTGCTTAGGTCCAAGTTCCTCGAATCTGTACTCCATGTCAGATTTGTTTACGGACATTGGGAGATCTTCATATTCGATATCTCCTCTCTCATATCTGTTAGCAATCTCATCATCCATTTTGTCAATTGCCATTGGCGTAGCTTTAACCGCACTGATTACAGTAGCAGCTAATCCTCCGATTCCAGCAATCATAAGAAGCATTGGTGCGTTCTTATCGGCAATAACTGGAACCTTGTTTGCCTCCTTAATTAAATCGTTTAAAAAACTCATTTTGTTTCTCCTTTCTTATATCAGCATGCTTGAACTGTATTCCATGTCTTTGAACCAGCCTTTAACTTCTCGTTTCTCTGCTTTGGTTTCCATGAATAACCCATGCGGTAAATCAAGATATCGTATATAGTAACCCTCAGTGTTTTCAAACGGCACAAGTTGAATATCAACCCATTCATTTGTCTTATCATTCTCGTCCATATCGATCTTAGACCAACCTACAACGCTTCCAAAACTTGTTGGATGCAAATCGAGATCGTATCTAAACTGATCGTAAGTTACCGTGTGAGCAGGGCTTAATGCCAATTTCCTATTCAGCTTTAATATAGCTGATTCTACTGTCGCTTTGTCGGCATAGAAACCATCATCAGTCAAGCTATCAATGAAGAATGTTAATCCAGTTGTGTCTACAAATTTTGATTCCTGCTCAGATACTGTTTTCGTAATTGGAGTTCTGCTAGCTTTCCAAATATTTTCTTCTTTTTCTTTGCCTACCTCGTGTACTACTTCTTCTCTATATCGCTTAAAATTTGCCTGCAAGAGACTCATAGCTCCTGCTAATGCTGCAAGCTGTTTCTTGTTTAAAAAGTTTGATCCAAAGATGCATCCTATTGTAGCAGCGCCAACTACAATAGATGGAGCATAAATTGGAGCTACAACTTTTACCTCTTCAATAAACGTAAGCTCTCTGTGTTTCTTTTTCTCGATCTCATCAACTTTAAGTGTTGCTTTGATAGATGCTTTATTTGTAAGGATGTTTGATACTACCACACCTATAGCCGCACCTATAGATAAAATAGTAGGCATGTTTCTTTTAATAAAATATCCTACCTGTTCACTGTTCATTTTGACTCCTTTCTAGAAAAGGTAGAGGACCTGAATTAGTCCTCATCCTCTTTTTTGTCGGTTGATTCTAAAGCCTTTACTTTGTTATCGACTGCCTTATCGATACTTAACTGTGTCAAACAGATTCCTAAGAATCCTGCTAATGCAGTGCATCCAATCTGACCAATCTTCAATAAAGTTTCTTTGTCCATTTTATCACCTCCTTCATTATAATAAATGAATTATTTGCGATGGCGTCTTTCTGAGATCATCAGTACTATAAACGCTGTTAAGAATGCTAATAAGAATGTATCCATAATAACTAACTCCTTTAGAAAAGTTTAAAGGCCATGTTTCCATAGCCTATAAACTTCGTTCTTTATTATTTTGTGTTTCGATCCTGAAATTCCACTAAAGCCTTAACAACTTCAGCATTTTCAATGTTGTCTCTCAGCATATGATCGTGAAAATCACTCATGCCTTTCTGCCACCCGTTTCTGTATGCTTCTGCATTTGTCATTCCAATGTACTTTCCAATCATAGCCCCACAAGCACGACCAGCTGCAACCGCAACTACAGTCGTAGCGCAGAAAGCGATGATATCACTCTTATGCTCAACAACATACTCTTTTGCCTCGTTAAGTTTCTGTTTAGTTTTTTCTTTCATTTTAATTCTCCTTTCAACTTAAAACAATAAAGTTCTCATTATAATCTAAGATTTATTTGCGAAAAGCTTAAAGGCCATGTTTCCATAGCCTATAAACTTAACTTTTTTGTTTCTCAGATCTTCGTCTTTGGAAAGATCCCCGGAAATGCCTTACTAAGTATTGCGCCTCCATTACCTTCGAAGACCATCACTCCGATGCTAAGACCGGCCCAAGCGGCCAGCGTTACTCCGGATTTGATCAACTCCAATTTTGAATTAGTTTTAGACTGCTCCAATTCGCGTTCTCTAATGTCGAGTTCTCTTTCTTTATGATCAAACTCTTTCATTTTGATATCACGCTCCTGTGCGAGCTTATCTTCTTCTAATTTCAATTTGTAGAAGCTAACCAAATTGTCGGCAATAGCGTTTCGCTCGCCTCCAATCTTTTCATCGAAGAGTTTATTGTCCTCTTCAATAATAGTCTGCTCTAATACCTCTCTTAAGTTTTCAGTTCCTTCTTCTCTTGCCATATTTGACTCCTTTCAATATTATAACAATAAAGTTCTCATTATAGGCCCTGTTTTATTTGCGCGTCTGACATACGCCTAACTTCGAACGTTACTGTATCGGAATTGTACATCTCTTTAAGAGAGTCTTTTCCCTTAATCTCAAGAGCACAGTAGTACCCTTCGCTATCCTCGTCCCTAGCCATTTTGATAATGCCTGGACAAGACATCTTTGTTGTGTTCCTGCCAACATGTACACCAACTCCATATGCAAAAGCTACAATTATAATACACATAATAATCTTCATTTTAATTACCTCCTTGTATTTTATATCCTATTACTATGCCATCGTCATTGACTATAGCTTCGATATCTCCGCATCTAATACCTCCTTGAACTGCGGCTGCGTAGGAAAACTCTGCGAGCGCTTTTTGGAATTTGTCTGGTGATGGTCTTGTCTCTTGTGAAAATAAATATCTAGGAATAGAGGTGCGATAATAATATTTGACTCTTTTCGCATAGTTTTTCACCGCCTTTTTGAATGCTTGAACATTGCCGTACTGGAACCATTTATAAGAGAAGTAGATCCTTATATGATCTGGTCTAGTGACAGTGGTTATTACATCCCAACCATTGCGCATCGTAATAATATCGTGAACCGTATAGTAAATACAATTCCGTCTAGAAATATCAATGTAAGTTTTAAACATTATAATCCCTCCTTCATGTTTTTGAACAGGTGCTCGAAGCTGTCATCATTGAATTCAATTGCATGACAGATATCTTTTGATATATCCCTAGTATCAACTGGAGTTCCTTTTGGCGATTTACCAGCGATTAATGGACTCTTGCCAATCGTCTTCATTACTGAATTCAGCTCAATGTATTTTGACATCTTAACAGCTTTGAACCCGGACAGATCAATAATGCCAGAAGCAACATGAATATCAAATATATTGTTGTCCAGATATACCATCTTTTGAGAAAGATATTTCTCAGAGAATGGAATTATCATACTCTGATCATTGTCCCTATATAAGAATATAGCAGACATCATCCCTCCACAGTCCGGAACTAAACGTACTGAGCAGCAATCTGAAGCTACCTTGCTCTCGTAGAAACGTCCGTCCAATCCAATGAAATCCTCAACATACTTTACTACCATTTTTGTATCCTCCTTTAATTTAAAAAAATATAAAAGGAGAAGCCTATGTAGGCCCCTCCTAGTTTTTGTGATGTTTTTTCCAGATATGTTTGATGATAGCATAGATTATCAATCCTGCCACTATCACATCTCCGAAAGTGAACAGTATTGAAATACCTCCTGCTAAGAGCAGTGCTATTCCAACTACTATCACTCCTAATAAAATAGCTCCTAAAATTATCAATGTAATCATCTTACATTCCTCCTTTCATCTCATTATACACTATGAGATTTTTGCGAGGCGTTCGAGTTCTTCCATGATAAGGTTAATACCTTCGATTTTTCCTGCTAAACGTTGCGATTCGACAAGAATGTTTAATCCTTCTACTGAATTTTTGTCAGGTAATGTTTTCATTTTCTTATTCAATTCTTTTGATCGCGCTAAAATTTTCTCCAATTCCTTATTTGCGAAATCGTACATAATTGCTGCTTTGTTGTTTTCCAAAAATTCTTTTACTGTCATTTTGACTCCTTTCTAGAAAAGCTTAAAGGCCATGTTTCCATAGCCCTTAGACTTTATTCCTCCTCATCATCTTTTTGGTTTTTCTTCTTGAATGGACGATCAATAATCCCAAGACCTATGAATTCAATCACCATAATTACCACTGAGATCGCTGTTCCGATCAGTGTCATTTTGATCCATCCTCCATAAGTAATCTGTTTGCTTAATAATCCTTTCATTGTAATTACCTCCTTATGATAATAGTTTATTTCTCATTATAGCATATGAGATTTTTGCGAGAAAATAAAAAGAGAATGCTTGAGTTTCAACCCCAAGTCGTTGGACACGTACCGTCCTATTTTATGAGTGTCTAACTCAGTACGCGCTCCGGTTGCTGTTTAAACTGTCGCAGTCCCCGATTATTCATCGGCCGCTATATCGCCCTTTATTCTCTCATTATAGAATATGATTTTTATGCGAGAAAAGAAAGAGCCAATGTTTCCACTGACTCATCCTAGTTAGAATAGTAAAGCTCCTATTCCAAGACCGATTCCTACCAGTGCAATTACTGGTCCTAAAATCGCTAATGTAATAAATACCTTTACTATGTTTGCTAAGAATTCTTTCATCTTTAGCTCCTCCTTTCTTTCCTATTATAGTAACAGAATATCTTGCGAAAAAGGAACGGGCTTTGAATCGCCCGCGTCCATAGACCTTATTTAGTTGTGTTTTGATTTTTCTTCTTTCTCTTATCGAAATATGTCTGCAATTGGAAATACTCCCAAACTGATGCGAAATATCCAACGGCACTAAATGCTATTCCAATCCAGAGACCTACGTTGTAGATCATCCAGAATCCAATGAACATTAGTAACGTTGGTGCACATATAAAGCTTAAAGCTGACACCAATGCAAATAATTTTTCTAATCCTTTCTTCATATCAAATTACCTCCTAAATGTTTAATCTTCATTATAGCATGTGAATATAATGCGAAAGAAGAGAGGACCTGAATTAGTCCTCATCCTCGTCATCATAACTAAACATAATTGCTACCAAATATGCAACAATGCCACATCCAAACGATATTGCTGGGCTCATAATTCCTGTCATAGTCAATACCGCAATTACAAGTACTGCTACTGGGAATATGCAAATTAACCATCTTCCATCTTTGAATATCTGTAATAAGTTTTTCATATTTATGTACCTCCATATTTTGTCTAGTATATTTCTCATTATAATATACGAATATCTTGCGAGGTAAAAATATAAAGCCCATGTTTCCATGAGCAATATATTTGGAATTAATGTTTCCACATTGAGACAAGGTTACAAGTGTTCTTTGTAGGAAAACTAACCTTGATTTCGATATTCTTTTGTAATTCATCCTCATCGAGTGCTTCCATAGCGCACTGTAAAGCTGCTCTAGCTTCACTCTTGTCCTTTGCCTTAACAACTAATACCGTTCTCATGTTCTTCATAATAAGTGCCTCCTTATAATAATGTCTCTAGTTCTCATTATAGCAGTGGAAATATTTGCGAAAAGGAAGAGGCCTTGTTTAAGCCTCAACTCTTTGATCACCAATAATTTCGAAGTATTCGATTTTAATATTTGGATAGCATCGATTTATATAGTTTCGTATTTCGAGATATGTCTCATAATACATCTTACAATTGAATATCCATTCTCCATTCTCCATTGACGTGCAATACGTCTGTTGATTTTACATTATCGCCAGTGTACGCACACCAATCGAGTATTCCCGATATCCGTCCTAAGATATAGTCATTAACATAATTCTCTTTGATTATAATTTGATACATCAGCTTACCCATTTTGATTCCTCCTTAAATATAATGGTTTAATCTTCATTATAACGCATGAAAATTTAGCGAAAAAGAAACACACCCTGAAAATCCAGCGATACTCTGACGTCCCTAGACCCTCGTATAGAAAGCCTAGAGACATCATATGTACATTACTGCTTTTTTGCCGCAGCAGCTTTGCGCTTGTTATGCTGACTTGTGCTAATACCAAGCAGAGCACCAAGAAAAGTATCGACAGCAGTAATAGTTCCTACGACCTGGTCTCCGTACGGAAGTCCCCAGATAGTAGCAAGCGTGAAATACAGAGTGCCAATTGCTGGTAAAGCAATCAATGCAATCCATTTAAGAATATCATACTGTTTATTTGTTAACTTCATTTTGACTCTCTCCTTCCGTTATTGGTGGTACTGTAAATATCTTGAGTCTATTGACTCCTTCCATAACTCTCTTCGCTGAGCCATTGCCTCCTAATGCTTTATACGGTTCGTAAAGATAGTCTCTCAGATTCTCATATTCATCTTTAGTGATCCATCCACGTTCGATGTAGGCCATGCCTAATGACACAATGCGGTCGTGGGCCAGTCCAATGAGCATCTGACTTTGCAACGATTTTTTGTCATCTTTTTTCTGAATCCATGCCCAGAACCCAGATGATGCAATAACCGAACACAACACAGTGACGATAATTGATACGATGCTTTCCATAATCTTCCTCCTTATGCGATTATTTTATCAAGCTCATAAGGAATAAACATCCATGCGTCATTACCTAATACAGAATAAGCTATTGAAAATATCTTAGCTCCATAATCGGCTATAAAGTTGCAGACCCATTCTTCTGCTAATATCCAATATTCTGGTTTTACAACCTTATGAATATCGTCTAGCAGACCGTAACTAACTAGAGCACAATGACCTAGCTCATGGATAAGAACTTTCATGAGGAGTGCACCAGATAAGCTCCTCGACATGAAAATAGTTGCAAGGTTTGGGTCTGTGGTGGCTAATGTCATTTTTCCAGTCCTATCCATAAGCATTTTGTCATTTGGGTTTACGAACTTTATCCTCCATAAATATCCATTCATTGAGAATCTGTCCATAATCGCAGTTCTCTTTAGATAGTCATGTTGTCTACTAATGTAGAAAGTTCGGTTTTCATTGCACGCTTCAATTCAGGGCTTGCTTCGCTCCAAATATCACGCATAGAGATAATGGCCTTCTCGACATGTTCTTTTCCACGCTCTTCCATTCTCTCTTTGTCTTCTGATGAGCCAGTTTTCGTGTAATGTTTTCTTGCATCAGACCAAGAATCATATGCAGCGCCATAAGTGCTAACTGGCTTGTTCATCATTTTTGGTTCATTTTGATGCCCTTGCCGTTTGAGCATATTCTCTATTCTGTCAAGCTGAGCTTTTAATTCTCCAGTGTTATCACCATTTTGGCACTCTGATTGAGCCTGCTCATTCGAACTTATAGAATAGATAATACTTTGCAGAACACCATTGCTATTCCACTGCTTAGCAATAACCTTCTTGCAATCCTCTGTCATAAACAGACAAATACTGCCATCCATTGGTATTTCTGCAGGCACAATATCCTGCTCTGAAGTTACAATCCTTCCTTTGATTGGAATAATTGGCCGTTGATTTGCCATTGCGTTTGCCAGATTAGGCTGCCCTACAGTCTGGTTATTCATAACTTGGGGATTATGAATAAGTTTTGGTCCTCCATTCCAATTTGGTTGGTCTACAGGACCCATAGGCCGTCGCATTCCTTGGGCGTCGATGTTTGGTGTATAATCCATAGCAAAACAGCTCCTTTCCTATTTTGATTTAAAAGTTCTTATCCCTAGACACAAACGAGTAAAAGTCTAAGGATATTATTAAATTTTCTTTTAACGTCACTTGGACGGTTGAGAATTACTGCAATGGTATCACCTCCCCAAACCATTTTGATTTATGTCAAAGACTCGCTAGTAGCCTCCGATTCCGAGCTGTCACCGTCTGTTGTACTAACTGAGTCATTCTTGTAAGCTCTGATAGTAACGTCATTAGATAATCCGTCATGAATCTCAATGACGTTGTCCAGCTTGAACCCGTCGAATGTAGTGACATTTCCATTGTCGTCTGTAATCTCCATATAAGAGATATTGTCAGCGTTACGAGCCGTAGAAGCGATTCTGTCAAACACTGCTGGGGATTCGTATGTTGAAGTAATGTTCAGATAAGTTCTACCTGACTGATTCTGAGCATACTCTCTTGTAAATTTACGAATATCAACTGTTGTTCCGTTTCCAAATTTAAGTTTCATTTTGATCCTCCTTACTTAATTCCTTAAGCATATCAAGTTCTTCCTCTCCGATAATAGGAATAGCCCATTCATCTGGGCAGTATATTTTGAATCTTTGTTTCCAATGTTTCTTACGATACCACTTATTCCAGAAATATGCATTTGCAAGAGATCTGGTCTTGTGCATATCGCAAATGTAGGTACAGCGCGAATCAGGCGTTCCATTTTCCTGGTAGTTGTATGCAGAACACCAACTGCAGCCTTCAGCAATAGGACAATAGAAGCATTCGTCACTAGACTCTGTTCTTCTGTCAATTTTATTGAGGCACTCAACGCACTGCTTATCGCATTTTCTTTGAGCAATTCCGAAATTGACATGGCCAATTCTAAGAGGCTCTCTGGATGTTCCTAAGCTACTTTCCATATATCTGATACACGGATAAAGCCATCCGTCTGGGTCCATTGCTAACATAAAGCCAGTTCCACCGCACCAATTTTCAAGATCTGTTTCTTCTTTTGGTTTAAAGAAGTCATTCTCAAATAGTGCCATAAAATGGTCATCAGCTAAATCGTTCTCGATCCAATAATCAGCCAACATTTTGAGCTGTTCATAATAGATCTTTGCGTGATCCAACGTCCATCCTTTTTCATAAACGACATTTGCATTAATATCCTTGTATCCAAGTTCTACCATGTGCTTAATCGCTGAAAACAGATGCTGAACATTGCCAGGAGCTATAGTAATCTTAGATCCCATGTAATAGCCCCTTGATATCCAATCACGAGCTCCAGCTACTGCCACATCATAAGAGCCAGTACCATCTGGAAAGACTCTACAAGCATCATGCAGAGCCTTATTTCCATCGATGGTAATTGAGAAAGAGAGATTATGCCGCCATTTGTTCAGGAACTTCTGAACCTGAGGCTCAAAATATAATACACCATTTGAGCAAATCGAAATACAGAATTTTGTTGCCCATGGATGCATCAACTCGATAGCTTTATCATAGAAATACGTGCAAATCTGATCAATAAGATCCACGCATAAGAAAGGCTCTCCGCCAATAAACTCAATGATAATACCAGGCGACGTATTCGCGTCAATATATTCTCCCAGACGTTTGTCCCCCGTAAGAAGCATATCGATGAGTTTTTTTGCATCTTCGAATTTCATTTTTCTCTTACCTTTGTTTATCTGATAGCAGTAAGTACAGCATAAATTGCACTCGTCTGTTACTTGAAAGGTCACGGTACGAGATAAAGTTCTTCTGTCAGATGCATTATTTGTAATAATTGTCTCAGGATACAACCTTCCGATCATATCCTGAAACTGCTCAAACTTCTTCATAGGCTTAGCCCTCTAATACGGTAATGTGTACGAGGTGCTCTGAAAAGTCTGTTACTGCCCATCTGAATTTAACATCTTTTCCTTCATGCTCCAGAACACGAGGCTGTAAAGACTTTTCTAACTCAGCTTTAGCAATGTCGTAGGAACATTCAGCCTCTTCAAGTAGTTTGTGATAATGCTTAAATGGTACTGAGTCCAGCACTGAAGCATCCGTATCATCTTTCGCCGACTCAAGCATATGAGCTACAACGTCTTTTCTAGTCATAACCTCGTATGCAAGTCTCTGTAAATAGTCAGCTGTTTCCTTGTTAAGTTCTAATGTAAAGTGTTTCATATTTGTTAACTCCTTTTCTTTTAATCCGTTTTATATTCCTGTTATTTTGAATGGTATTCTTATTATTTTAGTCCCTTTAAATACCGAGCCCGTTTCGACATAATTTTTGGTAGTATTATTTTTATTCCATACTAATTCAAACTGGGTATATTTTTTACTGTTCGGCCCTTTTGATTCTGTCAAACCAGTCGATACATGTATTTGATATCCTTGTCCAGCATTGTAGACAAGTCCATTCATATTTTCAGTTGTTGGCGGCCAGCGTTTATCATATGTTCCAGAATTACCAGGATTATACTTTATATCCTCACTTTCAATCATTTTAAACAATGGTATCTCCAAGTTATATCCGATTTGTTTGAATAGGGTATTGTCTACTACCATAAATCCGGTGGATAGATCAAATAATATGTTATTATTTCGTTTTTCATATCTTACAGATATTCCAAGATCTTTAAGCTCATAATTATCTCCACGCGAATGAGGATGACCTATGCTTTTGGTATATATTGTTTGAGAATATATTGGTAGCATCATGCCATTCGCAATCAGATCTACCGTTGGGTCCTTAACCCCCGATACTACGGCGCCAAATGCTTGAGCTTGGCAGGTACCAGTACACGTTGCTGAGCAGGTAGTAGCACATGCGTTTTTACATCCGCCACTACATCCATTACTACACCCGTCGCATGTTCCAGTACATGAGCCATAGCATCCAGAACCGCATCCCGAACATCCCGAACATCCACCTGAACATCCCGAACATCCACCTGAACATCCTGAACATGCGGTATAGCATCCACTGGTGCATCCGCTACATTGGGAAGCACAGTCACCTTCGCAGCTTGACGTACATCCAACACATCCGCCACATCCGCCTGAACATCCACTGCATCCGCTACATCCCGAACATGATGAACATGATGAACATGAACTAGCACAGCCAGTGCAGCTATAGCATGTAGCACAAGACGAACCTTTTCCTTTTGATGAGCATGAACTTGAACAAGACCCGCCACATCCTGCACACCCAGAGCAACCTTCGCAAGATCCACTGCATCCAGAACATCTAGAATTACATCCGCCACATCCACTGCTACCCCTACAATTACCGGAGCACGAAACACTGCATCCTGTACAATTACTTCCACATCCACCAGAGCAACCTTCGCAAGATCCACTGCATCCACCGCAGCCACTCGATCCACTGCCGCCAGATCCACCAGATCCGCTACATCCGCCAGAGCAGCTACTACATCCGCTACATGTGTTTCCGCATGTCCCTACACATAGTCCAGAGCATGCTCCTCGGCATGAAGAGCTAGCCCCATCGATTGGCTCTCGAGATAATGAGTCAGTATAAGATAACAATTCGTTACTAAAAGAAGATGGAATCTTAGAACCAGTCTTTAAATCGGCAATGTTCAAGTTTCCATGGTCTTTAATATTCAATAAAGGCTCGACTACTTTTTTACCTTGGTCCGCTGTGACTTTAGTTCCGGATGTAGGAGTTGTGGAGAAGTCGTACGATGCAGATGCAAACCCAGTCATAGAACCATTATATGCTCTACGTTGCATTTCAGTTTTTACCTTGGCTTTAAGAGTGTTCATTTCTGCCGCGGTAAGAAAATTAGGCATTATCTTCACCCTCCTTTTTAAAAACTTTATTTGATTTTTCCTCCCGGGGATTTTTTATATCTCGTTTTTCTTTGTCCTTCGTAAAATGATCAAATCCCGATAAATACATTATATATTACTTCCCCCATTTTGAATTATCCCCACGTCGCTGCTAATGGCACCCAGGTAGAACCATTGTAGAATTTAGCCACACCTGAAGTATTGATCCACAGAAGCTTAGTATTGGCCGGGGCAGAAGCACCATAATGGTATCCTCCTGGATCATCTGATCCAACTGGGTACCAACCTGGAGCTCCAAAAGGACCACTGGATGCAATATAAACATTCATCATTTTGCTAAATGGGCTATAGCATAACTGGCCATTATACGGTGAAGATGGAAAACCACCACCAGTGATATATATACCAGAGTTAGTGATTTCCCAATTCCCCCCATTATAGTATTTTAACACACTCGAATGATTCGTATCTACCCACAAATCTCCAGGCTTAGGATTTGTTGGTTCAGTTGCCCCATAGCTAACCCCACCAGACTCGGCAGATTTCTTGATTGACTCTAACAGGTATTTACCATTTGGTGCATCAGCGTGAAATGACTGAACATTGCCTGGAGAGATTATATGAGTAGCTCCATTGAAGGATTTCAGATCGAAATTAGGGAACTCTGTAGCCTGAGTGATCTTCGTGGTTGAGGATTGATACTGCTCGATAGCAGTAGCTGTTTCTCCTTCTTCTAATTGAACTTGGATCTGGCAGTCGGTTAGTGTAGTTCCGGTAGCAATATAAATCGCAATCGTATCAGTTGCTCCATCCATCCTTGTAAATGTAAATGTTGTCGATTTTGTTCCAACACTTAACGATCGTATAGCGGCAATATCTGTATTCTTATTATCCTTAACATTAGCTAAAAACGCAGATGCAGGGCCATTATTAACAGTTAAGGTCATGGTATATTTTTTGCCAACTGTTATACAAGGGATTATCGTACCATAGACTAATGAATAAAACGCTGTACTGGTAGCTGTTCCAGAAGCATGAATTATTCTTTTTGAATCTACAGTGAATGTTATTCCATTAGTAGTATGTTCAGATCCATGATAATGTGGATACGGAATCAGATTCTTTCCAATCGTCTTAATGTCATATCCGGAATATGGAACGAATGGATCATTGGCATCGGTTACTATTCTGATATTGGATACTGTCCCATGAACATCTCCGGAAGTTTTATGATATTGAACAGCATAATTACAATAGTATTTTGACCAGTCATAGTCGTTTTTTGATAAAGTCTCGACATTAGTTACCCAAGTATTACCTTTGGTAAAAATCTGAAAAAAAGCATGTAATACACTTGGAATTGTCGTATCGTACTTTGAATATAGTGTATTTATAGCATTATTAAATAACCCTTCGACATGCCCATATAATATAAAACCAGGTTGTACAGCATGATCGGATAAGGTGCCGTCAAAAGAAACAGTTCCTTCTTCTGTGTACGTCATCGTTACACCTTGCGAAACTGACCCGCTAGCTTTTACATATGGATATGGTAACAAATTCCTGGTAGCTTTTCCAATCATTAACGGCGCTTCAACAGTACCTGTGAGATCTGTTTTTGTTGACTCGATAAGCGATACTTTCTCCTTACCTAACTTCTCTGTTTCCAGAGTAAGCTTAGCTCCAAGGTCACCTTCGAGTTTGTTTTTCATATTCTCAAACCAAGTATCGAACTCAGTCTGTGATGCTTTTTCCCACTGCTGGAATGTTGACCAGTTAGCGTCGTAAGCAGCTTTAATCGTAGCGAACCACTGATCGTAGCCATTCTTAATGCTATCATACCATTTCTGATAGTCCGATTTTGAAGTTGCTTCCCAATCCGTAATCTCTTTCTTAGCTGCTGTAAGCCAAGCCTGATAATTTTGTTTCTCACCATTCATCCAGGTATTGAAATTTGCAGTGTTCTCTTCTACAAACCTGTTCAAGATATCTTTCCACTGAGGAATAAGCTGCTCAATACTGATTACCTCGAGAATACCAGTAACAAACGGGCATGCGCTCGTCCCTACACAGTTTTCAATATCTGCCTGCCTTATTGACGTAACCTCTTTACCAACTGTAATATATGCCAGCGGATACTGGTGAACTTCTTTAGTGTTTGTCAATGCTGGCTTGGCTGGTGTAGACGAAGGCGTTCCTTTAATTAATTTAATGCTATTTGCTCTTACAGATTCAACTGAATTGATCTCCAGAACAACCGCATCAATACGATCCATAAGAATCTCTGATGGTGGAATAGTAACTGGATAAAGAGCATCATTGTAGCTCCAAGTATGGTTAAACCATGCTCGTCCAGTTCCAACCGTTACGTTCATCTGGTTACTTTGCTTAACGACCATGCAGTCGCCAATAGATGCGAATATTCCATCTCGAATTAAGCCATCAAATAATCTTGAAATGTCGGTAGCATCATATAATCTATCATGATCTACGGAATTAAAAAATCCAGATGCAAAACTCATATTTTTCCTCCTTTATCTTATTCTTTAAGAGCCTACTGGTATTCTGTTATCATCGGCGCTTACAAAGTCTGTAAAAGTAGGGTATGAAGTTTCCCCACTAGAATCTTGGGACATAATAAATTCCGACACGGTTGATGTCCCTTTAATACCATAGTCGTTTTCTATCTGTACTACATCCCCCATTTTGAAATCTCGTCCGTATACAAACATAGTATGAGGATCGACGTCTCCATCCATAGAGATTGTATGAGGTTTCTCAGCCAGAGCTTCTTTACCCTTCTGAGCAACTACATTCTGTCGATCAGCATCGCTCATTTTATGGTCCTCATCCTCGGAAGTAATCGACCCAGCATCGACATATATCTCGCATCGATGCATACCACTCAACTGTTCCTGAGTTTCTCCGTCCCTAGTCACTTCTTTAGTAATCTTCAACGGATTCCCGGATAATGTTTGTGTATCCCCATCTTCTCCAACAGTTAACGCAACGTTTGCGTAATCTTCTTTACTGTCCAAATAAGATGTGTTATTTAAGTTTTCAAATGAAGGACTGAATACAACATACGGAGTTAACTGCTGGGCATAAGATCTATCAACGCCTTTGTACAGCTCAAACTCGAATTGCTTATTTTCATTCAATGTAATTTTAAACCCTATTTGCTTTTCAACGCAAAGCGAGTTTATTGCCTCGTATAAGTTTTCATGCTGCTCATACTTAGCATCAATTGTCAGAGCGGTTATTCTACTGTCTGTACTCTTCTTGAATATAAAGTTGGAAATCTTTCTTTCCGATTTTGACGGCGCTATAATAGCGTCATTTATAAGCTTCTCTATTCCATCTTGGAAATTTCCGCCAAGTGTAGTATTGTCCCATATTATCCTACGCTTCAGCAAGCTCTCAAGAGAGTAGCCTATAACTTTAATTGTTGGTCCTTCTGTAGTATTCGTTTCAAGAAGCATTCCCTGAATAATCATCATGTGAACTGAATCGTCATTTTGAAGATAGTAGTCATTGACCAGATAAGGAAACACTCCATCCATGTCCAAAGTGAGGTAGAGTTCAAAGTCCCCATTCTCTTGATATCTATCAGTCCAAATGAAGGACTTGAACCTGTCAATAATGGCTACTTTTTCAAACCTTGAGTTTAATATTGTAGCTTCCATTGCTTACCTCCTCAAATTAATCACCTTCCATAAGTTATACTCCTTCGTATATCGTATCGTTTTCGATCTTGAACTGAATACTCATTGCTCCTTCTGTAGCATTGTAAATGAAGATATTATCTCCTTTCGACAGCTGGAACCAGCTCGATCCTTTGCCTAAGCAGTTGAGAATGTTTGTCGTTAAGCCGGCTCTCAGTAATGTAACTGACTTTTCTCCTCGCTTAGTATTTATAATGATATCGTCACCAGCACCATATGCTTGACCAGTTAAGGTCTGTATAAAGTCAGTATTTATTCTCATAACTTCACGAGTTCTAGCGTTATAGATCACAATGTCTTTTACTGTATCTAGCGCATGAATCGTTATAATTATACCGACCGAGGCATCTCCTTTATACGTTACTACATTCTCATACATATGTACGATGTCACCAAAGTTTATGAGCTTTTCAGTTAATGAATTGTTCTCGAATGGGAATTCAAATTTAGGATTGACGCCACTAAATAACGTTAGTGTCTTTCCATTTGTTGCATAAAAGTATGGGTCTGGACAGATTACGGAAATTTGAGCCGTTTCATGTGCCTGAAATATATCAGGTTCATTAGACTCGACATAGCCGAAAGCATCAAGAGATCTCTGATCCGTTACAAATGTCAACGTGATATATCTCTTGATAGGGAAATACTTATATGTAGTATGCCTAATGGTTTCGATATCTGTTCCGAATCTAAAATCCAGAGTCATAACTATATTTCTAGTTTCAAGTTTAGCACTATTATATAATGCTCCATCTCCGGTCGCTATCTCGCTAGTATTGATAGTTGCCTTAACTGGCCCTAAACCTTCGATATCTGTTATAGCTAGACCCGAAACCTCAGGCCTAGCTAGTTCCATTTCTAGGGATTCCCCTAAATAATTAGTAACGATTACTTTCTTTATCATTTAAGAGCCCCCTTTAATTGACTAAACTGGTTCTTTGTCTGTCGATATATCTCTTTATTAGATAATGCTACAGGCGAATTATTAGTCTGATTGAATGTATAGTTGTTAGTTACTGCTGGGGCGCTGGAACCCTTAATAGAACTTCGAGATGATCTTCCCCCATTTTGAAGTAGCGATATAGCTTTACTAAGATTGCTTTTGCCTAGTACGCTTCCAGCCAAACTTCCGGCTATAGAAGCTGCTAAACCAGCACTAGATCCTGCTACAGAAGATCCCGTAGCTGATGTCACTCCGCTACTAACCATTGACGACAAATTCGAAGTGTTAACACCGGCACTTAATGTAGGCATCTGTATTTTAGATAGTACTGCGTTCACAGCATCAACCAATGCCTGAGCAGCACTAACAGCTGATGGTATAGCTCCTCTAATGCCTTGAGCAAATGAATTACCAAGTGCACTTCCTTTAGAAGATGCTTTGCCGCTGCCTTTTGAAAACGAAGATAATGCTTTATTTACCACAGATTCACAAGCTGATTTCACGGCTGTTAGTACAGTTGTTGCAGCAAGACCCGAAGCAAAAGAATAGCCAAGAGATGTTCCGGCAGATTTAAAAGCTTTCTTGAAGTTTGTTTCTGCGTAATTCGTAAAGGTTGTACAAGCCTTCTTGGCGGATTGCTTTGCAGACTTTGCAACCCCTTCAGAAGCTGAGTCGATTCCAGCTTTGAACTGGTTTCCGGCTTTCTTACCAGAAGACTTGAATGATGTATTTGTTTTGAGTGCTTCACCAAACGACTTAGCTACTGCATTAACGGTTTTTGTAGCTGCCGATCCTTTGAGGTTTCTGGATGAACCTTTCTTAGAAGACACATCCTTACCTGTAGCAGCATCAATCATTCCCTGATACATGGAATTGACAGCTCCTAGACCTGCTTCTTTGTACGAGTCTGATACTGTTTTTGCTACTTCTTCATTTATTGACAATTTTTCGACATACAGATCGTTCATTTCTTTTCTTTCAGCAGGCGTCATGCTGTAATATACATCAACAAGATCAGCTGCGCTCATTCCCTGATCGACTAGTTCTTTTAACAATCTAGGATCTAGCGATTTAGCAAGGTCAAGTATTTCAGCTTCCCATTTCTTAACAGCTTCGACATTATCTCTGGCTTGTTGCTTTACCGAATCTTTTGTCATTTGCATTTTTTCAGCAAATAGATTATTTACTTCTGTAATTTGTTCACTAGTTGCAAGCTTGAATCCTTCGATATACGGTATTGCTTGCGTTCCTAGGCTCTTAAGATAATCCAGTAATCCGTCTGCAAATCTCATCTTCTTTAGTTCTTCAAGACCTTCGATTACTCTCTTTTCGGCATTAACCTGTGACCACATACGATCAATGATGGTGTCATTACCGAGATCATTTACTACTTCATCGTATCTCGTAAAGTAATCTGTAGAACTTGAAATGTCGAAATTAACAAACGACGTGAAGCTATCGAGACTGCTCTTTACGGATTCCGTCATAGACTTTGCCGTATCTTCGATTTTCTTCTTTGCATCGTCCCAATCGTTGTTTATCTTCTTGAGATTTTTCTCCATTTCCTTAGCTGCTTCAGAAACAGCATTTGGAATTTCTTTTACATCTTTCTTGACTTCTTTGGCTGTTTTCTTAACGGATTTCTTCGCTTTCTTCTTGGCGGCTTCTTTTTCTTTCTTCAAAGCAAACGACTTAATAATAGAATCAGCTCCAGATTTCTGAAGTTTGAGATTCTTAACATATATGTCATTAATTTCTTTACGCTCTTCAGCTGAAAAGGTAAGCATTTCCAATACTTTACTCAGGTTTCCAGGCCCTTCATCAACCAATTCCTGAACAAGGCGAATATCCCAACCCTGATTAAGCATCTTCTTAATAGAATTCTTCCACTTAACAGCATCTTGATAAGTCTGCTTATAAGAAGCTATAATATCTTCTTTCGTTTGTTTACTAGCTTCTGCATAAGCTTTGTTTGCTCTGTCAATTTCTTCTTTTGAGGCATTTGCAAACAATTTGATGTACGCATAACCAGATTCTCCCATACCTTTAAGAGTATCAATAAGCCCCTTACTAAGACCATTCTTGGATAATTTCGCAAGGTTATCCTTCATCTCCTGATAACCATCAACCTGACTTTCCATGTTCTTAAGAACTGTACTCATCTCATCGTCCATAGAATCAGAGAATTCGGAGAATATGTTCCTAGAGTTATCGAATGCAATATTCGTAAACTTAGTATATTCCTTTATCGAATTAATGATATTGTTCCTGTATTCTTTGAACGTCGAGTTAATGTTGGACTGGATCGTCTTTTGATCATCTTTCAGCTGTTTCACAGCATTTTTAATAGCAGTGTTATTTTCCTTAATAGCCGAATTGAGATTCTTTTTGCTAAGCTTTTTGCCTGAAACACTAAGGCCCTTCTTTAAACGGTCTTGAGTTTTAAGGAGCTTCTTTAAAGCTGCCTCATGCTGCTTAACGGACTTAGTGTCTTCCTTATACTGATCCGATTCCTTATACAGTGCAATAGCAAAATTCTTGATAGTTTTTTCGGCAGTTTTAGTAGCTTTGCTAAGTGTCTTAAGCTTAGGTGTTGTCTTGAGAAGCTCTTTTCCTAAACTCTTAGAGATTTTAGTAATCGTCTCATAAGGAGTTTTATTAAACGAGCTTACAGCTTTGTCGAAAGTCTTTCCAAACTGATAAGCGACCTTTATGATTTTGGTCATCTTGATCTTTGCTTTCTTGCTGTTCTTCTTAGACCTACCTGTAATTTTCTTAGAAGTGCTATCATATGCACTAGTTACACCTGCTCCAGTTTTGTTAGCATTTTTGATAATGTCTTTTGTTGTTTTGTCCATTTGGTCTGAAAATGTACTGTTACCAGCATTGAGAATACCGTTTACAGTCTTCATGACGCCATCAACGTCTTTATTTCCAACCGATTTACTAATGGATTTCTTAATTCCCTTAACATATCCTGTAACTGTTTTTTGTGCTTTCTTAGCACCGTCTTTTATTCCTTTTCCAGCACCTAATAAAGCTCCTCTTCCAGCGTCAATACCCGCAAGTTCAATGTCTCCAGCTGTTGATTTAACACCTTTAACAAGACCTTCTCCAGCGTAAACGCCAACTTTATTGGTTTTCTTGGACGGGGAATGCTCATCAAGAGATTTCTTGCTCTTCATGCCCTTAAGTAATTGATTACCTAATGAAACACCTGTCGAGTATACATCTGAGCTCTTGTTCTTTGCCCCACTCATAAATCCTATAGCTGCATTAGCGCCAGCCGTACTAAAATCTTTAGAATTAGATCTCATACCACTAGCAAGGTTCTTGGCTAATGATGAACCGGCGTCTTTGAATTTTGAATTATAATCATTAAATGTGCTTTTAGCTGTACTAAGAGCGCTATTTACCACTGAGTTAAATCCATCGGTAGTATCTGTATCCGATTTAAATGCATCAGTGACGTACTTCAAGAATTTCTTGGCCACACTTGATGACGGGGACTTCATATCTTCGCTATTGTTTTTCATTCCAGCTGAGATCCATCCAACAACCTTAGAACCAACCTTCTCGAAATCCCCAGATTTTGATTCGAATCCATTCTGCACAGATTTTAGGGATGTTTTACCCAAAGCCTTAAATGCTTTGTTCATGTCTTTGACTTTTTTATCTAGTCCGCCCTTAATTCCATTTAACGAATTAATGAAATCAGATAATTGCTTAGCGATAGTTCCAGCGTTAGATGTGTCGGCTCCTTTTATTGTTGCTGAGAAGCTGACGAAACTCTCGCCAAACGATACAAGATTCTTTCCGAATTTCTTTAAGCTCTCCTTGTTCCCGCCAAAGAGTATACTCTTAGCAGAAGTTGCTTCTGGTAGATCATCATTCAATTTTGCAATGGATGTAGCTGCGGCAGATGTAGCTGTTATAGTTGAGGTATCGATTCCGGATACTGTTTTAGAGTATTTAGCAAATGACTTACCAAATGAGACCATACTCTTACCGAAAGTTCCTAAGTCCTGCGAGCCTCCAACAAACCACTCTTTCATACCATCCAAACTCGGTATTGTTCCTGCTAATTTTGTAATCGTCATTGCCGCCGATGATGTTGCCTTTATCGATTCAGTATCAACTTTAGATACAGTGTCGGAGTATTTAGCAAATGACTTACCAAATGAGACCATACTCTTACCGAAAGTTCCTAAATCTTCAGAACCACCGACAAACCATTCTTTCATACCATCCAATTTAGGAATAGAGTTTGCAAATTCTGTTATCGTCATTGCTGCCGCAGATGTTGCTTTTACAGTTTCTGTATTAACTCCGGCTACTAGACTAGAATAAGTAGCGAATGCTGCTCCAAACGGTATAAGAGATAATCCGAATGAAGTTAAACTTTTAGATCCTGTCAGTAGCTGTTTTAATCCACCAGCTTCAGGTATAGCATTCGCTAAATCAGTTAACGTTTGAGCTGCAGAAGACGTTCCTTTGATTACCCCAGGGTTTATGTTGGCAACTTCCATGGCATACATTGCAAATGCTGCTCCGAATGGGATAAGAGATAATCCAAAATCAGCGAGATCCTTTGCCCCAGTTAACAGCTGAGCTAACCCTCCAGATCGTGGTATAGCATTCGCTAATTCAACTAGGGTTTTAGCCGCTATTGCAGTGCCCTTGACTGTTTCAGGATTGACGCCTGCTACCTGATCGCCATATGCTTTCATGCCAGCACCAAGATACTGAAGCTGATAAGCAAATTTCTGAATTGGATCTTTCCCAAGATTTATAAACGTCGAAATGGCATTAACAATCTCTGCTCCGGCTATTTTAACAATACATCCTGCCAACACGGACATAGACGAGCCTATCTCTGGATTTACATTTCCCATCGTTGATAAGAATGGTTGCAGATTATTTGCAAAGTCTGATAGATTTGTAGCTATTTGTGGTAGCCCATCTGTAATTCCCTGGCCAACTCCGGATATAATTCCGCCGACTAGTTTTCCTAAACCTTCGCCTAGTAGTTCTAGTATTTGAACTCCACCACTCATGAAATCCTGAAATCCTGGTATCTTATTAAGCCCGCCTAGCACAGCTATAATGGCGGCAAGTCCAGCGATAAATATTGAGAAACTGCCTAGCGCAGTTATAGCCCCAGCAATCGGAACGTTTTGAAGTATCAACATTGACGCGGATACAGATAATAAAACCATGCTTAATCCTGCAGAGGCTGCCAACGATCGTTTCCAATCCAATTGAGCCAGCATCCCAATAACCCCAGCTATTTCCAAAAGAACTGCGCCAGCTAAAAGAACACTAGCGTGAACCTTTCCAACACCAGAGAACCCTTTTAAACATAGTGTAAATACGCCTAAAAGCAATGATATTGCTGCTGATCCAGCTATAACTCCGGTTGGATCTAATTGAGCCAATAAGGCAATAACTCCAGCTATTTCACCAACGACTAAAGCAGCGACTATTACAGACTTCTTAGCATCAATTGATACATCGCCAGCTTTGATCATAGCTGACATGCATAAGATTATGGAATCAACAGCTGCGGTCGCTCCTGCCATTTTTGACTGGTCAAGACCGGATAATATAGCTATAGCCGCAGTTAAAATCACAATAGAACCAGCAACAGTCATCATCATAACGCCAGCTCTAGCAGCATATTGTCCAGCGCTAGCACTAGCCTTAATTAGACTTCCAATAGGTATCATCAATGCAATTAGATCTGTTATGCATTTAGCCATTGTCTTAAAATCATACTTCTGTAATTTCTCAAACGCAGCAAGTAAAACATGTAGGCTAACAGTAAATCCTAGCAATAATACAGCTGCTTTAGATGCATTAGGACCGGCTTTAGCAGATGCCTTGAATAGTAGCATCATCGTTCCAAATACTACTACAAATTGTTTCCATCCTTTCTTCATGGAGCTAAAATCCATATTAGAAATTTTAGACATCACTTTAGCTAATCCATATATTGCCACTACAGAGCTTAATAATGTAAGTGCTCCTCTAGTTCCGCCTAAAGCGTTCGCTTTTCCAACAGCAATCATAAGAACTGATAATGATCCAACAGCCAATACCAAAGCACCAATGGTACTTCCAGCATCTTCGATATTGTAATTGGACAGTCCTTTTATAGCTTTAACCATCAGTAGCAGAGAAGCTGCTAAAGACACAATTTGAAGGGCTCCAGCAGCTGCTAATTTAGCATTTGCGCCCATTGTGTATTTAGTTAAAGCTCCAGAGCATATAGTAATTACTCCTACAAGCCCTGTTATAACTCCAATGTTAATGGCCATAGATTTATTAATGGTCACATTTTGAAGTTTCTCAAGTGCAACAGTCATTAGTAAAATACTTCCAGCAATAGAAATGACCATTGCTGAAACACCAGAAAATCCCTTTGCTAACTTTTCTGTTGAAATAGAACCGATCGCGTAAGCAAATGCCGTTAACGCTGCTCCTAATATACCTATCAAGACAACGGCACCTTCGATTCGATCCTGAGGTAACACAGTTAACAAAGCTATGGACCCAACTAATATAGCTACAGCTTTTGCAATCTTAATAACTATGTCAGCTTTGATAGAATCCTGCCAAGTTTTAAGGGTTAGCGCTCCTTGGTTCATCAGTTTAATAAAACTGTTACCTATTGCTGCCGGTAATGCAAATAAACCACCGAATCTATCTGTAAGTACCTCTAACAATTTCGAAAGATTATAAAGGGCCTTTACCGAGACACCACCTAACAAGATAGTTAATATATTAGCAGTATTAACTTTTCCCGATTTATCTTTAACAAATGAAAACACACCATCGAACGTGTCAATCATCGTTTTCTTGAATCCGGTTGCTTGGTCTGTCCAACCTTTAAAGTATCCGCTCACCTTAGATCTAAGGGAATACAACTTTGAGGTGAATGAATCTATAGAATTACCGGCACCTCCAAAACTAGCTTTTGCAACGGCGCCTATTCCAATAATTGTACTGAGTAAAGCTTTGAAATCTATGTGCCCAACTTCCTTACAGTGCTGAATAAAATCCTCGATCATAGTTCCAGCATTTTCACCAAACTCCTTCATATCTGGCCATAATGTTTTAACTATAAGATCATCTAAGAATTTTATTACTTCCTGTGTCCCTTTCCAATTCCAAATAGCTTTTCCAAAGTACTCAATATTTTTTATAGCGAATGCTATTGCTGACGACACAAGATCAACACCTTTAGCAACTACACCCGAAACATTTCCAAACTTTTCAAACTGCACAATGCCGTCACCTAGGACTGCTGTAAGGTCTAATACACTATTTACAGATACTCCTAACAATTTAGAAACTACCTGTAAGGCTACCTTGAGACCTACTCCAAGAACATTTTTAACAATCTTGACAATTGTGAATAAACCTTTCAATGTCCTATATAATTTATCGACCTTATCCCTAGACATTATTAGTTTCTTAGTGAAAGCTTCAAATGCATCGGTTATATTTTTTATTTCTTTTGCATTCTTTTCTGGGAAGATAGCTCTATAAGCAACCCTGAAAGTATCTAATACTGCAACAGCTGCTGCTAGAGTATTTGTGAATGAACGCATTAATGAATTGCGGCCACCCATTTTCTTCCAGGCATCTAGAGTAGCATTCTTAGCAGCAAACGTCTTTACAATATAATTACCGATTATGTTATCGAGAAATCCCCAAAGCTTTTTGGATTCTTCGAAGTTACCGAATATTGTTTCCCATGTATGTTCCCAGCCAGATCCGATCGCTTCTTTCCAAGCAGCAAACATCTGTCCTGCGTCTTTAAATTCAGAAGCTGCGGCATATGCTTTTTGTCCTAATTCGGTTGTTTCGTCCGTATATTTACTAAGCGTTTGAACGAGTACGTCAGTGGTCATCCACTGATATTGAAGATTATCGTTCCAGTTTTTCGTAGCATTGAATGCGTCAGATGTAGCTCCTTTAGCATTTGTAGTTGTGGTGTAGTAGTCTTCACCCTTTTTGACAACTGTTCCTAGAGCAACAGCAGTATCAAGCAAATTCTGCTTGAAATCCATAGTGGCCATATTCGCTACTTCAATTGATTTCCAGTCAATTAATTTTACATATCCAGCAGATAATGCCTGAGCAAAGTTATACATGGCATGCGATGCTTGCTCTGCATTTGCACCCGAAATAGCTGCTTCGTTCGAAACACCCTTAATTGCCGCAACCGCATCCTTCAAACCTACACCGGCGTTTGTAAACTTACCGATATTTGCAGTCATGTCTGAGAACGAATAAATTGTTCTATCTGAATACTTATTGAGCTCGTCGAGATACTTATTAACTGTAGATAAGCTTTCCCCAGTAGACATAATAATTGTCTGGATCGAATTCATCTTCAGTTTATATTCATTCCATCCGTCAGACATTCCATCAAATGCTAAAGCAGAAGTTATCCTCTTTCCAGCATTTATAGCAGCATTTGTAAGCCGGTTTAAAACGCTCATAGCTATTGTATCCATAGCCGAAAACTTAACTTGAACTGCTTCTACCGCTCTGCCCATTCCGTCCATGTTGAACTTTTTGGTCTCATTTTGAAATTTAGCAAGACTCTTTCCAGACTCACTAAAATCGATGCTTTTCTTAAGAGCTTCTATAGATTTTTGACTTTGACGGATTTTTTTCTCGAATTGTCCATTCTCGAATTGCATTCGAACAACGTCATCTTCAACAACTTTACCCATTATCCAGTGACCTCCTTCCAAGCATCTTTAGCTAGCCTATCGAATACCGGCTTTAAAGCCGGGTTAATATAGTCAACCCCCTGAACATATCCACCATTTCTAGTTCCATGCCCATACTGTAGAATAATAGCTATATTCACATGGTTCACTACATTAGAATTTTTAAAAACCAAACTTACTGACCCATTGCCACGAACTATTTCATAATACCACGATGCTGCTGTTACTCCAGTGTCAACAGGAGTTGCAGCCTTGAGGGCAGCTACGCCTTCACGTCCGTACTTGTTTAATATACCAACGTTAACGCCTTCCAAAAGTTTTTCGAAATAATTATCGAGCTTTTTAAAGTTACCCTCAAGTTTGCATCTGATCATGTCGTTTCTCCTTTATTCCGCTAATGTAGAACGTTCTACAAATCCTGTATACTTTTTTCCCTTAATAGTTACCACGCACAGTAACCACACAGATTTTTTATACTTGCTGAAGTATCCATAGCATTCAACCTTTCTCCCAGATGGAATTTCAACCATGAGCTTTTTGTTCCATCCAGCGTCGATACGCATAGGAGTTTTCTTAGAAGTTTTATATAACCCCTTATAAAAATAGCTCTTATGTGCTGCATAACAAGTAGTAGTCGTTAGTCCACATGGCGTATTAATTACTGCATCTACTTCTTTCATAACGGCATCGACATCATAATGCTTTTCTTTAAGATTAGATTTGTAATCTTCGCCCCATTGACCAGCAATCACTTCTCTTGCTACTGCTTTAACTTCTTTACCGGAATGGCGATTAGCGCTTGTATTGATCTTTGATTGGCCTGCATCATATTTCGGAGTAATGAACCCACGTATAAATTTTCCGTTAATATTGACAGTTCTCTTCTTAACGGCGTCTTTATAATTACCTTCAGTTACAACAAAGTATCCTTCATTCTTATTTACATATGTTACCATTCCTACATGATCTGGAGTTCCTTCATTGTCGCCTGTTCCATTGTCCTGCCAATCGTAAAGACATGCGTCTCCAATTTTAGGAGTATAGTTATCGTTTTCTTTCCAGCAGCCCATTTTCTTAGCCTTTTTAATAAGGTAGAAACAACTGCACTCAACAGGCATAATATCAGTGTATCCAAGGGCAATTGCTACTGCGGACCAAGTCGTAGCGCACCATGCCATTCCAGGTTTCATAGTGACGCCTCTTGGTTTTGTTTTCTGTTTGTTGTAAATATCAAGAATGGATTTATAAGATCCATCTTTTTCATTTTTGCCAACCCAAGAATTAATAAGGTTAACAGCCGCTTTTCGTGTTCTGGCCATAATGTCACCCCTTTGTGTGTAATTCTTTTTTTCTTCGTTCATTTTCTTTCTTTTGCCATCTTCGGATTTCTTCATTGGACATTTTCTTAGGTGGATTAGTTTTTACAGTGTATAATTCTATTAGCATAAATACACGCTTTATATTCCATTTCTCGCAAGGGTCGAATGGTATTCTAGCAATTGCTAGGTAAGCATATATTAATTCGCTAGTTAACGTCTCCGGTTTTCCTTTGTCGTCATCTCCAATTGTAAAAACCCTAGATGCCGTAGCTGGGTCATTGATATAGTCTGTTACTTTTTTAAGTAAATGATCATCAAGCCGTTTAAAGAATTCGACCTTATCGAAAGACCCAACTATCATGCAATACATATAATCAAAAAACTCTTCATCCGTTAGAGTTCCTTCATCCATGAGTTTCAGCAATGGCTTATGCCATATTTGCTCCCATTTTGAAATTGCTATTAAGGAGTGCTCGAGCTTAATCTTAGTAGGTTTTACAACCTTTCCAAAAGTTTGAGTTTCTTGATCAAATGGCTCATATCCGGGAAGAATTAATTCGAGCATAATTATCTCCTTAGTTTCCTTCTTTCACAGCATCATCAGTTGCAGCCACAGATCCTGCTACTTCCGCCATTGCTGCTGAGATCGCTTTTCTCTGAGCATCGCTTAATGTAGCATCGTCATAGACTCCGGATTCCGCTGCTTTCTTGATCTTGTCATTTACATCGTCAGGCATGATATTAAGCAGAAACTCGGAAGCTTTTGCTTCGTCCATACAAATTTCCATAAAGAACTTGTCATAGGCTGCAGTAGCCTTGAACTCTGCCAGTGCTTCAGGAGTCTTTGTAAATGTACGGCCGTCAAGAGATTTGATTCCGTAAGATGCATCAATAATCTTCTCAAAAAGATTCATGATATCCGGCTGAGACTGTTTCTGCACCATAAGACTCATATATGATGTTAAGCCACCGTTAAGGCTTGTTTCCAATTTTAAAATTTCACTCTGCGTGAGATTGAAGTAGAAATCCTCAGATCTCTCGTTTCCGTCAAAGTCCTTGTAGTTGATTGTTTTGATAAACATAGTTTGGTCTCCTTTCATTCTTAAAAATCCTAGCCTACATATTTCAGCAGACTAGGAAAAACTTTATTTTGTTTTAAGTGTTAAACCAGTAAGTGTGTACTCTTTGGTTTCTGTTGTGCCTTTATTAGTCGCTTTAATTAAGATAGACTGCTTATTAGCATCTTTGATCTTAAGAACTGCCTGATGATCAGACTGAAGAAGATTAGATGGACCAGATGTTCCGCCCTTAACTTCAACCGTCAATGACTCAGGGAAGCCACTCTTTGGCGCGATATCAAGAGCGATATAATTACCACTCTGTTCGTCGACTTTACTGCTGAATCCGGTATAGCCCGTCACATAGTTAAGAGTACCAGAAATTACTCCAGTACTCTCATTGACCTTGATATTGGACTGAAGGTCAGCTGCCTTCTTTCCAAGCAGGTCGTCTTCTCCTGTAATAGGAGTTGCAGAGACGTCCAGTGACGGGTCTGTTATTTTAAAAGGTTAATGATCTCATCCGGAAGCAGCAACTTAGCTTCTGTACTTTCTGTGCCGTATAAAGCATCCTCAATCTTCTTCATCTTGGTAGCTTCGACCTTTGTAGAATCAATCTCGAGATGAGCAGTAGGCTTGAATCCGTCAACTGTAACTGGGGTTGTTGATAATTCCCAACTGAACGAAATTGCCTCTGGTGAATCATTTACTGTCTGGAAGCCTTTCTCAGATGGAGAAGCCTTAGCTCCGTAAATGATATGAATCTTGTAGCCATAATCATTACTCTTTACATCATTACCGATCAGGGTACGATAAGAGAAACCGAATGTATCTCTGTTCTGCTGGCCGATAGTAACTCCATTAGTAATTTCGGCTGTGCCGTTACATCTGTCAAATGCTTCTGGATAAGTATAAGCTTCGATTGTAGCTCCAAACTCTTCTGCTGACATGAGGCTAAGATATTTCATGTTATCAGCATATACAGCAGATGCTTCTGCTCCAGATGGAGATTCTGTAACTGCGGTAAGACCATTCCACGCAGAACCAGCGCCATATTCTCCGTCATTAACCGGGTAAATAACGCCATGATCTACACCGGTTTCGTATTTACGTTCTCCGGTTTTGTCCCATGTTAATTTAGACATGTTTTTCCTCCTTTAAAATATAATTACAAAGACCGAATGATACATGCCATCTGATAAGTAAGATCTATTGAATCTCGCAGTGGGCATATCCACTATCTTATCAATCAATGTACTATCCGGGTCTTTAGTTACCACTTCTACTGCGTATTCTTTATCAACGCTATAATTTTTATTATCTGCCGATCGAATATTATAATCATCAACAGAATATATTATAGCTGGGTATTTTATGTTTTTTATAACTTTTTGCCCAGCACCGGATACATTAGAAGGGGGCTGGAAATATACATTGACACCCTCTCCAACGATATCTTTTAAATATCTATCAAAGTCAAGTCTCGTCCTCATTCCACAGCTCTCCCAACGTTATAATAAGCCTAGGGGCCTGTGAAGCATCAACTTCTATTGCCTTCCACTTAGCCCCCATAAACTCTACCCATCTCATGTCAACGAAATGATCGCGTATATAGGCATCACCGACAACACTTATCTGATTAGAGATTGAAATGTTGTAGCTGATCTTTTCCTGCGAATCCTGAAGCCGTCTCGTATTACGAAGAATATCTCCTCGATATGTACGTTCCGTTATTTGCTCGGTCCAAACTGATTGAGCTGTTTCAACTTGCTCTGCAAAGCCGATCTTACCGCACCATCTATTCACGATCATTTCCTCCCATTTTGATTAGTTACCGCTGACTCCAGATCCAGAAGATGCCTTGCTAAGATCTGCTGTAGCAATCTTTGTCTCGATGGCAATAGCTGATAATGGCTTGATTAACGCACCAGAGATACGTGTCTCAATAAGATACTTCTGAGCGTTGTAATCAATGTCGAAGTCGTCGAACATGTTGATAGCTCCGCCCTTATCTGCGCCGATGTTGTAATCCTGCAGGTTTACGATAATACCCTGAAGAGCTAATGTGTCAGTCTTGTCTACACGGCTAAGACCTTCCATAACTGGAACGGATACGATCTTAGATACACGGCATGCTGTAGCCAGCTTGTCAATGTTGTCATAGATGATACGGCCGTTCTTATCTTTCAGCAGCAAGCATTCAGTAATGATTGACTCTGGAGCGAACAGCTTCGGATTGCCAGAACCCTTGTAGTCGATACGTGCTCTTACACAGGCCTCGATAAATGCTGTAGCCTTCTCAGCTGCGGTTGTTTCTTTTGTAATTGCAATAGGGTACTTAATTGTGTAGAGATCGGCATCTTTCCAAATTGGACGAATGTTGTCCTCTTTGATGTGATCATCACTGGATGTAAGACGTCCATCACCAACCAGGACTGCTCTTGCAATTTCCTCGTTCAGCATCATTCTCATTTCTGCTTTCAGCCAAACAATTACGTCGAAATCTGTAATGTCAATTACATCATCACGATCAATCTTCTGTTTCTTATAGATTGTCTGCGGGGTGGTTGTTCTCTTCAGTAATGAGAATACTTCCTCCTTCTTCAGCTTACCTTTGATGTAACCTCTTGCACGAGCTTCATCCTCACGCAGGTCTGCAAATGTAGACTTGATTCTTGAGAATGGCGTATGATGTACACCGTTCATTACTTCGGTTACCCATCCCTGGTCTCTTGCAATGAACTCAGGTGGTGTGTTTAAATTTTTGGCATCCGGGAACAGGTACTCAATATTTGTAATACCATGAGCAAGGAATGATTCTTTCATAGAGCCATATCTCTTACCGTCCTCGATAATCTCCTGCATTTCGCTGTGGGACAGAACGTCTCCGTTGTCTGTATTGTTGCCTTCAAATAAGTTATGTGCGATTGCACCCATGTCGTCATCCTCCTCTTCATATTCTTCGGAATCGTCATCATCTTTGTCAGGATCTTTGTCAGGATCTTCGTCGTCATCCTCCTCTTCATATTCTTCGGAATCGTCGTGATCCTCCTCTTCATCCTCGTCCTCGTATTCATCTTCGTCTTCGAGAGCGTTAGGATCTTCTGCTAATGCACTTCCTACAGCCATGTAGAAAGCATCCTTCTGTTCTGGTGTCATTGTATCAACGACATCCTGAATGCTCTTATTAGCCACTTCGTCTTCTCCTTTCTCATCTGAGTGCATAATCTCAAGATACTCTCCCGAATAAATATATGCCTCATAATCATCATTGTCAATTGTGTCGCCATGTGCTAAGGCAACATCTTCAATGTATGCTCCTGGATTTGCTCCTGCAAGAACAAGGCTAAGTTCTTTAATTTCACCATGCTGAACATATGGCCCACGCTGCTGAAGATGATTAGCCCAAATGCTAAGCGAATCCATATCTCCGTGCTGAACAGCATCTTTCGCGATTTGACCATTATCTGAACCGTTGAAATATCCGTACGCATAAATACCATCTTTTCGGCATTCCATATAAGCATGCCCAAGCACGCCATTAATGTTACCGTGATCATGGTTATACACTAATGGAACTTTAGCGCCATCGATATCATCAAAAGCACCATGCTGAATAATTCTTCCATCAGCGCAAAGAATACCAAACTTTGTAGCCCAGCCCTTAAAGTCGCAATCGGCATACTTTGAGCGTTTAGCTCCCATTTTGAATTCCTCCTTTATTGTTCTTCTGTTTCCTCGTCAGCAGAATTTGTATTATACATCTGATCCAATTCAGTGTTCGACGCCGAAATATTATTGTTCGTCAGCGTATCTGCCTTAGGATCATCCACTGGCCTTAATCCAATTACTTGCCTGAATTCATTAGATGTCATTATACAGTTTCTCGTGAACTTATCAGCAAGCTCTGCAAGATTCGTAGTAGACACCAATTTGAATGGATCTCTGAAATATTTAATTGCATGCCCTTTGGTCCTAGCAGTCTTTGTTAAGAACTTCCGATTCATCTCGTCTACGACAGCTGCAAGTATTGGCTCGACTATACTGTTATAGTAGTTATTCATTGTATTCTCGTCTGCTGTGCCATTGAGAATCTCCACCGTCATTCCAAGCTGAGAGAATAACAAATTTGTGAAATACTCTACCTGCTTGAGTAAATTGTTTTCAATCGAACGGTTGAGCTGAGTAACATGCTCCGTTGAGTCTATGTACGCAATACCATATTCAGAGCTTGCCAATTGTTCAGTAAGTTCTTTACGACGTTCTTTGGCCTGAGCTCTCTTTGCTTCAGACTTAATCGTATATGGCAACTGAATAATCAAATCAAGCTTATCAGATCCACTTCGATCATCTATGAAATCGAGAATTGCAAGCTTTCTTTTCAGTCGATGCGCCGTTGAATTCTGTGCATTCATAATTGCATAGAATGGATTTTCAACGATCGCGACCATTTTCTTTGGAAGGTCCATTTCCTTGAATTCGCCAGTGCGATCATTGTAGATTCGCACTCTAACATGGCGCGGATACCAATTGATTATCTTTGCTGTACGCATCGTCTGAATATCGTAAACGTTGCCATGCACGGGGTCCATAGTCGTATCAATCGGAACTATAGCAACACATCCTTCGTCAAGAAGTTTCAGGAAAATATCCTGTTTAAACGCTCGCGATGTCTGATCAATATTGGCTTCCATTGTTAAACAGTAGTTAAGCCCATCCTCAACGTCGTCAGTAAAGCGTTTGTCTGCGTCTAGCATGACGTGTTCTACGTCAATTGCTGCGGCATCTACGGATATCTTATTGTAGATCGTTGTAACGATTGACCGCTCATTTCCCATCGTAAGTCTAGGACGAGATGGATTGTCATAGCTCACTGCGCCAAGACCAGTTACATTTTGATACGCTGTTGGATCTTTGTTCATAAATGCATTCCAACCATGCTTTAATCTGTTCATAAAACCCATAAGTAATCTCCTTATTTAGTAAGGTAATCCAGATAAGCTTTGCCTGCGCGCTTAGCTTTATTGAAAGACCTGCTTACTTTCTTAGCTTTCTTCTTAGCTGATTTGTAAGCTTTGCTGGCATCTCTAGAAACTCTATTGTATTCTTTCTTAGCTGACTTATATGCCTTGTTAACATTCTTCTTTACCGATGTTACATAAGGTTTAGCATCATTGGCAAGCTTTTGACCAGCTCGTTCAATTTTGTACTCTGCCTTTGATCTGACAGAATTTGCCTTATTGCGTGCTTCTGCAGAAGTCATTGCACGGCCTCTAGCAGTTGACGTAGCTTTTCTTACTTTCTTATATGCACCAGTCTTCTTAACATCACGAGCAAGTTTCTGTCCAGCTCTGGTAACTTTGTACTCACCCTTTGAAATTACAGACTTTGCTTTTGCCCTTGCAGCGTTTGCTGTTGGGGATTTTGAAGCTTTATCCAGAAGATATCTTGCTGCTACTGTCTTTGCAACTGCATCTCTGGTCGCTACCTTTTTAGCAAAGTTTGCTGCTTTCTTAACTTTTGTTGAAGGGGCGTTCTGTTTCTTAACATTGGCTGCAATTTGTTTCATCTGTCGGTCCTGCTTCTTCTTTACCATATCAGCATTCTTCTTAGCTACAGTATGAGCATTCATTGCTCTGACACGTTTTTGGAAATCTTTTTCTTTTTGGACCTTCTGTGCTGCAATTGCATCTGTTGGACCTTTATAAGGTATATTCTTTTTTGCTTGATTAGCGGCATTGTTCTTATAACGAAGCTTTTGCATTGCTTGCCGCCTCTGTATTAATACAGCATTTTTTTGTGCTGCTTCATCTTCAGGATAAATATATCTACCGTTCTCGATACGAATATATTTATGATTTTTCCAGCTATGTTTGAGAACGGTGTTTCCGTCCTCATCGGTGGCCTTGTAATATACAGAATTACTCATATTACCATCCTTTCTGTTTCTTTTTAAGTTTTTGAACGTATTTTGCACCACGGATAGAAGCTAACTCAGCATCTACCGCTTTCTTCTTTTCTGCAGTTCTGCTTGTACGCCGTTTGATTGCTTCAGCCTTCCTGGTGTACTTAGCAGCTTTCTTTCCATAACGGTTCGCTTTCTTCCGAGCTCGTTCGGCTTTTTGAAGATTTCCGGTATATCCAATATCTGTAATAGCGTGGTCACGCTTAACACGTTTTGCCTCTTCCTTTTCTTTGAACTTGACTCTTTTAGTCATAGCTTCTGAAGCTTTTCGTTCGTAATCAGATATACGTGACTTTGTCTTCTGAGAAGTTTGTTTCTTCATCTTGGATGCAAGTCGATCCGATTTTGACTCTAGATGCGATGCTCTTCTTCCAGAATGCTGATACGGATCTTTTCCCGATCCATACTTGTAACGGCCAGACCGCCTTGGCAGTCCATAATGTTCCAGATGGTCACCGCCTAAGTCCGAATGAACTAACGAAAATGTTCCATCGTCATTCTTTATTTTTACATACATAACCATTACTCCTATTCGAATGCGTCTTTATTAACTTTGTAAGCAACAAGTGCATCTATCAATGCTGAGACGTTATCGATTTTGTCTTCGTAACGTTTCTTGTACAGTTTCCTGTTTCCGTTTGTATCTTCCAATGTTATGCAATGGCCCATACAGAAACTCATTAAAGATTCATCGAATATCAGCATCCTCTTTTCCGATAATTTCTTAATTTCTCCAAGAGGAACCGTTTCAGTTCTAACGCCCTGCGGAACTTTCTCAATTCCGAATGACCCATTCTCCTGAGCCCATCTTTCAATAAACTCTTTTGCATTATATGGGTCATAGCCCAAAGCGCAAACATCATACCGAGCGTCTATTATGAACTTGTCGAGATCCTCATATACATCTTGCACATCGATGATGCTTCCCTCCATAACAATAAGAGTGCCTTCGTCGATAAACTCTTGATACTTTTGTCTCATTGCTAAGTTCAACTTACTCAAAGTAAGTGTGGTTATATAACTTCTAACTTTTACTCCAAACATTCCGTTTCTCAGTGGGAACAAGAATGTGAAAGCACAGAAGTCATCACCTTGAGAAAGGTCCGCTCCCATTGCGCATGACATTTTCCAAAAGCTTCTAGCTTTGTGCGGAAGTGTTTCTTCGTAAGAGAAATAATATGTATATCCCTCCATAGGAATTCCGAAACGTTTTGCCAGGATATCATTTCTTGTAGCTGGTGCTTTCTCAGCTCGTTCAACATCTTGCTGAATCGTCTCATAGCTGACTGTGATCGGTAGGTTCGGATTAGCCTTAGGCCACATGTCTGGGTCTCCGACTTCATCCACGCTATCAAGCCTGTAATACCAAATACTAGTATGCCAGTTCTGGTATTCGCCTTTGAGAATGTCCATCAGTTCCATTTTGATGGCATCTCCACATCCATTACGGACAGTACCTTCCGAACTTACAGCTAAGATTACGTATCCATCTATTTTGGCTGCACCCTGCTCGATTGCACCTATTGGGTCTTCTCTCAATTCGCCTGAGAGCCATTCATCGACCGTAGCTACTTTTACTCGTAATCCCTGAAGTTTGTTAATACTCAGGGGTCTGATCTCTAGTAACGAATCTGTAAGAAAGTTCTGTATACCTTTCTTGGTACATGCAAGCTTAACACGGTTCGCTTTGGAACCGGTAGTGTTCTGTATAGAGCCTTCTGTCAAGAATTTGAACATAGGCCCTCTCGCTCTTGCTATGGCGGTGCTAATTGCACTTGTAACCTCTTCAGCCTGTTTCATTGTTGGGGCTGTTGTAATCTGATGTGTCGTTGTTGTATCGACTGTCAGAAAATAAGCTTGCACTAAACTCTCGTATAACGATTTTGCATTACTTCGAGAAATGATAAGATACTGTTTGTTGACAAGACGCTTTTTGACGGATTTCCTTACGAAATGTCCGCCTCGTCCAGAAGCATTTGGTTCATACACCGTTTTCTCAACGTAATAGAACCAACCAAATAATTGCTCTCCCCAAAGTTTAAATGTATCCAACAGTTCCAAGTCTGACCCATCGGTCAAGACCATTTCAGATTCACAGAAAGCAATCCATCCTTCTACAGCATTGTCGTCATAGTATACACCGGGGTTAGCTATAAGCCAATCAATACGGTTCATCTCCATGGAAATCTCCCTATTAACAGGAATCTCTCCATCCAGGACTTTATCTCGGAACTCTCCGTAGTACCTAGGCGTTGTCGTATTGCTTAGCATTTTGCATCACCTACTTCTACTTCTTTTTCTTTTTCGTACTCTTTGTTTCAGCTTTAACTGCTTCATTAATCATCTTCTGAGCGGCAGCATTGAGTTTACCCTTGATATAAACTTTTCCTTGTTCTTTCACAACTTCTGTAACTGCAGGAACAATAATATCTTTCATAGCTTTATCAACTAACATCTTTGGTAATGGCTGCTTCTGCGGATGGTTTTTAAGGTATGTGGCTTCCATCTGATCTCGAGTATTTATTCGTTTAAGCTCTTCATCGGATAAAGTTTTTACATATGCCTTTTCGTTTCTGTATTTAGATTTTTTTTGTTTCTTTTTATCAAGTTGGACTGCTTTGGTTCTTTCTCTTCTTTTGTTATTTTGTTTTTCAACTCCACTCTTTTTAGAAAAACTTTTTATAAACTTCTCACCAGCTTTAGCCGATGATCTAAGACTTTGATATGGTTCCTTCCCAGATCCCCATTTGTATCTTCCGGATCGTCTTGGTAATCCGTAATGTGCTAGATAATAGTCAGAGAATTCCTGATTGTTGACTAAGAAGTCTTTTACATCATCTGCTGAGTAATTAGTCATCGTCATTCTCTCCTTTCTTATCATCTTCGGAAACAGGATAGTACATTATGTACAATCTCCATTCCATTTCCTTAAGTTGCTCTTTCAAACTGTCCATTAATGAACCACTTGTTGGCGGATCGAATAACAGACGAGTTTTGATGTACACATAATCTTTTATCAAACTTGACTTCTGAGTGTCCTCTTCGAATTCACTCCAGACATTATCCGGACCAGTGATTCGGTATCCTTCTTTCGGACCAACTCCTAATTGAGTGAGCGCTGCAAATGCAGAATTGATATGAATGGTTAAATCCAAGTCAAACTGCTCAAAGTCGTCAGGACATCCAATAAGCTGCTTGATAGTCTTAAGAATGCTCTCTTCCATTGAATTCCTCCTCAATGTTTCCAAGGGCATGTATCATTTGGTCTCCTTATTACAGGGCCGCTACGAACATTTGTATCGTGTCCATAGTGTATGGCATTATGTGTTTGATGGGTTGTTGTCACAACGTTATTCATGTCAAATGCCATTGGGTCTCGGTTAAGTATCATCTCTTTGGTAACTGGATTTATGTGATGTATCAACGGTCGTGTTTGTATCTCGTATCCTTCAACACCTAAATCGCAACCACCATCTCTGACAATTACTTTATGCCGAAACTCTCTCCATTCGCTGGATGAATATAATGCCTGATTAACCCATCGGTCATAGCCGAATGTCTCGTATCCAACAGAACCAAACAGCATTAAATATTGCAGTCGTTCTTCAAACGTAGAATACTGGATCATTTCCAAATATGATCGTGACATTGGACTTGATCTACTCATCTTCGATACCCTGGTATCTACGCATTGCTTCAATTGCTGCAGCGTATCTCTCTTCACTCTTAGCAGAAGCTTCCAACGAATCGATTTTGGCTTTAGTCTGCTTGGTTTCTTCTCTGAGCTTGTCCTGTTCCAGCTGTTCTCTTGAAGAACCGAGTTTTAAGAAATGCGTAATGACCTGCGATGAGGCTGTGCCTTCACGTAACTGCTTTTCAGCAGCATCGAGTGAGAGATTAATCAAGTACTGTTCCCTGTCTTCAGGAGTCATAGGAACCCTTGAACGCTTCTTTGCGGAAGTAGCTGTCGCTGCTCTTCTTCCCATATACTTTCGTCTCCTTTCTAATATCTTTCGCCAAGGTTTCGAATACTTTACGTACTCTCTATAAGAGATCTAGGTATGTTTTAATGACCCTGAAAGGAGTCTTTAACTGAAAGAGGGTCCTTCTATGTGCGACAAAAGAAGACCAAGATCTCTTATAGAGAGGGCGTAAAGCCACTAACCTAAAATCCATTTTGACAGGATTTTAACCCCCGGAGAATTTTCAAGG